AGGCGAAGGTGAGGGCGAAGGTGAAGGTGGTGGTGGTGCAGGTGTAGGTGCAGGTGGTGGTGGCCAGAATTGCTTGTTAGTCCCAAGTTGATTTATGTATGCATTTTGTACAGTTTTCCAAGAACCGCCCTGGCGTATGTATAAATTTTGTACAAGTTGCCAGTCGCCGCCGTATTTAACCCAAAGTTTTCTTATTGGCATAACTAGATTTGATACCAAATATCACCGTCTGAACCGCCTGAGGGCGGACTACTGCTGATTGTTCTAGCACCTTGTGAATTAAGGCCTGCAGTTTGTACATAGGATGTGACAAAAGACTGTGTTGCCAGCGCATTACCTGCAACTGTAACGGCTGTGGGTGTGATTGAAACATTACCAACCGCTACAGATCTTGCAGTTACATTTCCGGTTAAATTACCTAAAAATGCACCAGCAAAGACATTGGCAAATCTCTTGTCAGTAGCCCCAATATCTATAGAACCGTTAGAACTGGGAATTATCTTGTTTTGTAATGTAGTAACATCAACAAGAGTAGTTGTACTATTGGCAATAAATGCACCGCTTGCTCGCAATGATTGATTGACTCTCAATTGACCGTCTACAGTAACAATTCCACTAGACCCACTTATTCCAATGGTTCTTGTAAGAACCCCACTGATATTGCTGTAAAAATTGGTGTTATAGCCGTTGAGAAGACTGGTAACTTGTACCTCATTATTGGAGGCTAATTGATTTAACGAAAGAGAACTACTAACTAATAAGTTACCAACTCCAAGTTGATAGGGCATACTAGAATTTTGGTCGCTGCGTAAAAATTGTGCTGATCCAATTCCGTTGAGTTTTAACGCATTGCTCACGTCACCTGTAAACTGTGCTCCTGCAACTGCGTTGGTTCCTACTAGATTAAAACCAGGATTTATAACTGTAAACCCATTGATTGAATTCTTTGGTGTAAATGTGCTGTCGTAACTTATTATACCAACGACATTATTAGACACATAAAATTTTATTACTATGTGCGGATTGTCACTACTGTCGTTAATTGATTCTGCTATAGCACCGGAACCGCCGTAGGTGGGAGGTCCTATTAACTGCCATCCGCTGTTATAAGCATAGAGTTGATTATTTGCTGTGTCAAACCAGAGGTCTCCTAGGCTAGGGCCGGATGGCGCAGTTGACTGTGCAATACTGCTGCCAACTGGTTTCCATTGGTTTGATCCACTGTTCCAAACTTTTAAAGTACCGATACTAGTATCATACCAAATTTGGCCTGTTAGTTTTTGTTGAGGGGCCGTATTCCCTGCAAAATTTTCTAGTAGATATATAAAGTTTTCGTTTAAAAAAGCACCATAGCCAGCATAGTCTCTACCAATTAAAGTTATAGCAGTTGATGTGGTATTGATAGTTGCGTCTTGCACTGTGGCAACTGGAGTACCTGTGTAAGTAGATATTGAATAGGGCATACTTTAATTTACCTTAATTTGCATATTGGAACCAAAAATCACCATCGTTTGAACCACCATCATTTACGCCTGCTTGTGGAGCAGCATTGCTAACAAATTTGGCACTACCTCCCCACCATTGCGTGGCGGTTTTAACAAACTGAGTAGTTGCTACTCGACTATTACCGGTAGTATTATAAGTTTGTCCTTGTGTTGTGGCAGTTGCTCCATTGTTAAGAACTACACCAGAAGCCGTGGCCGATAACACAGTGGCGCCGTCAATGACGATATTAGCAGATCCAACTCCTGCATCATTGACCCATACCCAACTGTTGTTTTGATAAATTTTATAAGGGAATATACCCGACAGACCACTAGTAACAAATTCAGTTGTGGCAATCATTGAATTTGATGTACCGGCTGGTGCAGTTGGTGCTATGGGAACTCCATACAACACCGTATCGTTAAATTTATTATCTACATACTGTTTAGTAGAAATACCCAAATTTGATACCGGATCCGCAACAACTTCTATCACTCCAGAAGTGCCGTTAATAGTTAAGGCCTTTCTTCTTATGAAGGCTGTGGTAGTGTAGAATTCAATGTTCTCATTGTTTATGGTATTCCAGAGAACTAAAGTATTTGCAACCAGGCTAATATTGGCATTGTTAATAGCACCAAGAGTAATACCTGCATTATTTTGTACAGTCAGCGATCCAGTGCCTGTGTTATTGGCTGTTGTGGTCCAAAACGATGCCGCCGGTATTCCGCTAAGATAACTAGAGTTGTTTGCAGTGCCCCATATGGAACCTATGGAGGCAGAACTCATATTGTAACCTACTTTTAGACCGGTAAAACCTGAAATAGATATATTGGGAGTGAACTGATCCTGACTAATAATTGCTGTACGTGTTCCGTCCAGATAGATGGATACCACATCGTGCCAGTTTGTGCCGTCTGATAACTGCTCAAATAATGCTCCACTTTTTCCTAGTGCTGAACTATAACTAGGGCCCACAAGAGTCCAACCTTGCAAACTATAAGGTGATGTACCATCATAGCAGTATAATTGCTTGTTTACTGTATCCCACCAAAAGTCTCCCGCTACTGTGGTACTGGGGGCAGTGGTCTGTGCTGTGGCCGATCCTACATTTTTCCACACCGTTCCGGTATAGACCTTGCAAAGTTTTGCTGTAGAATCAAACCAAAGTTGTCCAGCATTTGGGAAATTAGGTGCAGTAGATTTTGCAAAGTTAACCAAAAGGGCCACTAAATCTTCTGCAATAATTTCACCGTATCCACTATAGTTACGACCTACTAGTGTCAGACTTGAAGATGTATTGTCTACAGTACCATCAAGTATTGTTGTTAGTAAGGTTCCATCTGGTAAATTTACAATATACGACATATTTTTATCCTAGTTATGCTGTCAAATTAGTTAATGTTTGAACTCTCACAGTATACTCGATTTGAATTAGTCTATTCAAAGATTTTTGAACAGGGCTGAAAATCACATGTGTTAACAACGGCAATCCTGCACCTAGTCCACTTTCTCCTTCTATATAACCAAATAGACCAAGTTCATCAAATACATAATCACCTGTTAAATTTTGACTATTGTCAAAAACTGCTTGCCCGCTGGGTTCACCATAGTCTAATAAACAACTAACTACGATATCAGTATACTTTAGCCCCGGGGTATGATTTACCAACATTTTGTTGTTTATTGGGTCAGTGTTTGCAGAATTTGTGTCATCTACCAGTTTCCAATAGGTAGGATTATAAAGATCTGCATTGGCTACGTTTGTATTTGTGGGCAGATAGGTAATAACCCCAGTTGGATCAACAGTAGTACCTCCGTTGCCAAAATGCATTTCGCTAATGAATTTGGTGCCTTTATTTGCGGCATTTTGTGCTAGACAAATTGAAAAATTTTCGTAGTGAATAGCATTTCTTTTGTTAACAAAGATTTGATTAGTTTCAGGATCCCAAATTTTAATATGACCCTGAAGGTGAATTCCGCCGCGCTCATCTGGCTGCTTTTGAGGTTGTTGTCTCACGGTTGTATCCTGTTGTTTTTGATCCATATTCTTATTTATCGCTGATTTTGACATATTTTTTAATACCAGATAGCAATTTAAACTCTGCCCACAACTATTTCAATTGATCCCTCTGATCCATTAAAATTTTCCAATGCTTTACCAATGACTGCACCAACTTTGGGATTACTCTCGGCTCTTGCTCGACCATTCCCGGCTGATACTAGCATATCTCCTTTACTGATCGATCCCTGTACCTTACAGGGCACTCGACCAAGCAGAGCCACCATTAAAACGTTTTCACCAATAAGTTTATCATTCATAGTAAATGCAGGAGCAGTAGACACTACCCCAGCAACACGAGTGCAATGATCTGTGTCACAAACAGACACCTCTGCTACTCCACCAAAGTGTAATACAGTCCCCGGCTCATATGGTTGATCTGACAGGTATCGTTCTGCAATATCCGCATATTGAGCAGATGTTGATCTTGCATGAACGGTATTAAACGTTGCGCCCACCGAGCCAATATTAGAAATATTATTGGCCAGCGGTAAAATATTCCCAACTAGTATAAAGGATCCGGTGCCCGGATTTAAAGTAAGATTTCCGTTGCTGTTTGACAAATAGGTTGCTACTTTGGCGTTACTATACGAGCCCACATTAGCCGCTGCAATTTGGCCGTCAACATAGGCCTTAATAATTGCATTTCCCTGTTCAACATAACCAATCATACCAACGTTGGCTGTAATCACCCCTGCATTGGCTGCAGAAATTTGACCATTGATATACGATTGCTGAATGGTATTGGCAAAATCAACATAGCCCCGCATACCAACGTTAGCCGCGGCCACGCCCGCATTGGCTACTGTAATACGACTATCAACATAACCAATCATACCAACGTTGGCTGCGGTAACGCCCGCATTGGCTGCAGAAATTTGTCCATCGACATATGCCTGCTGAATGGTATTGGCGAAATCAACATAGCCTCGCATGCCTAGATTAGCAGCAGTAACCCCTGCGTTAGCCACTGTAATGCGACTATCAACATAGCCCCGCATGCCAACATTAGCAGCAGTAACCCCAACGTTGGCTGCTGTAATCTGCCCGTTTATATAAGACTGCTGAATGGTGTTAGCAAAATCTACGTAGCCCTGCATGCCAACGTTAGCAGCAGTTACACCTGTATTAGCCGCAGAAATTTGACCGTCTACATAACTTCGCATAACCACGTTTGATGTAGAAATAAGGAAATTTAAAGATGCAACATTAGATGCTAGGTCACTGTTTACATCTATATTAATATAATTTTTAACTTGATCAATATTTGCTCTATAGGTAACATTGGCACTGGAAATGTTACTAACAACAGGTATTAATATATTTCCCCAAACTGTGGTTAAAGAATTTAGTTGACTGATTTTAATTGTCATTACAGACCCTCTGTGTAGATTTCATTGTCATCTTCTGTGGTTAACGTATTTATCGCGTCTTCGTCTGTGAGTGCTTGATTTGTCCCAGGCAACTGATCAATTGCACTGGGGCTTACACGTAAGAACAATGCAGCAGTTGTGGTTGAATTCTGCATGCCTTGACCATCCAACGGAGGAGGCATTGCACCACTATTATAAAAAACATTAGCGTATTGTATTAAATTACCATATGAAGTTCCAGGTATTATCTGTTCTGCACCAGCGTCTACTACTTGTGTAAATACCGGTATTACTGGGTATGTGCTGGTTCCCTGTGTCCCTCGTCTGAGTTGAGTCAACACATCAACATCATCTAACATGCGTAGATTACCAAACTCTTTTACAGGGCGAACACCTATCCCGGTTGAAGTTGTATCTCCTGTGCCCGTATCGCCAAAACTTATGGCTGTTCCATCTAGAGTAATAACATTTGCACTGTTCATTACTACATTAGCGTTGGCGTAGATCGCAATAACTTGAGCATTAGCGTTGAAACCAACATTTGCGTACATGCCAACGTATAATCCGTTGGTATTGTTAACTTGAATTATATTGCCACCATAACTTGTTGCGGTTACTACTACATTAGCAGGTCTAACTAGTTCCCCGTTAATGCGTAGATTGCCGCCGCCTAGGTCAAATTGTGTGGGTTGAGTGAGATATTGAACAACTACTACGTTACTGTTAGTAACGTTTGCTGACACTATCACTGCATTAACATTGCTACCAATTTGAGTAACATAAGATCCAACTACGGCGGTTAAGTTGCCTAGTAAGTTAATTTGATACTGCAACAAAGTGTCAAACACTGTGCCAGATAGTGTGTTAGTACTGATATAGTTGTTACCAGCATAACTTAGAATTCTATCAGCAGCATATCCAACACCAGAAACCCACGGTGTAAGTTCTTGCCTATAATTTCTATAGAAGGTGATGCGCTCACCATTAATAAAGACCACACCCGGACGTGCTCTAATTGGATCTGGAGGTGTAAACACCGCTGCATTGGCCACATGAATATACGAATCAGACTCTAACAAGGTGCGTGAAAGAGGCGATGAATTGGCCAGGCCTATTCTTAAATAGGAAGGTTCGTCCATCATATTTTCAAAAATTCTATAGCCCAGAGATATATTTGCAACTTCACCAACTGATACAGTAGTAAACACTCTCAGGTCTAGAGTATCAAACATGATACCAGGAACTAATTCTTCTGGGGCTCTACTATGATATGTGTCAATAAATTGGCCGCCATCGGTTATAATATCTTCTGGCGCTGTTCCCAACGCCAAGTTAGCATAAAGACTGTACAGGGCCTGATCATATATACTGGTTGAGAGCAATGCAATACCATCGGTACTGTATTGAACCGGATCAAACGGTGCTAGGTCATAACTGCGACCAAACAGTGGGGTTACTTTAAAATTAGTACTTCTGGTTACTGCATAAGGATAACTTACTCCAGGAATTAATTGTTCAAGACTGTCAAATCTACCATATACAGTGCTGTCTGTGGACAGAGTTACATTTGCGCTTAGAGAAACTTTAGATGCCTTAATTGGTATACCACCAAAAGAAATATTAGCAAATGAAACATTTGCAGTAATAGTGTCGCTAAGATTAATACTATTAGTTGTGTAGTTTATACTTAATATTCTTGCTTCAAATGGAACTCCCTGGCCTGATACATATTCACCTATGTTAAGACCGCTCATATTATTAATGTTTTCAATCGAAGAAATACCGGTAGATAAATTACCCAAGAAATGTCCTCGACCGTTAACCATCACCGTTACATTGCCTACAATTTCAGTGATATATCCGGCTTCAACCCCATTGCCGTTTATATACATATTCTTAACCATGCTTTGGGAATTGAATACATAGATCGTATCCGTATTAACTGCAGAATTAACTAAAGTTATAGGAGTGTTGATAAGATCTATAGCAGGCATCGCTGTTGTGGGTTCATAATAACCCACAATACGATCGTTAGCATTGTCAAAATAACTAGACGGACATAAAGTATAATTTTCAATAAGGAATGCATTACCAGTGGTAACATTAGCATTAACAAAGTACGATGCTCGTATGGTTGCATTACCATCTTGATAGGTTCGAGTAATAATATCTCCGCTGATAACTCTACCGTTTGCATCAAATTCAGTTTTAATATAAGTAGTATTGGCTGACCAAACTTTGACGTTACTGTTATATTTGATACGGTCAAACTTTAATTTACTACTAAAATTACGCACCTGAGGATTGTACATAACCGCATATCCAGATGCCGGCGAATCTGAACTACCATTAATTGTTACTATCGGTGTAGAAGTATAACCAATTCCGCTGTTGGTTACTCGAATATTACTGATTGCACCGGTGTTTCCATCGACAATAGCAACAGCAGTAGCCCCAGACCCAAAACCGTTAGAACTTGTAATGGTCACCGTTGGTGGTATGCCGTAGTTAGCACCAGCATGTCCAATTTCAATTCTATATACCTGCAGAGATCTATGATCATACCACTGGTTATAAGGCCAGTTCTGCCAAGTATTTTGATCTTGCCTGGTATAAGGATTTTCTCCACTTGGACTACGGAATATAGGGTAGTTCAAACTAGTATCATAATAAGCCGGAAGATCAAAGTCAGTGATATCCCCACCAAACATGTCGTTCCCAGTGTAGTTCAACAGATATTCTCTTATCTTAGTGCGATAAGGTTTAACTTCTTCAATATAGTTTTGATAATATGTTTGGTTATCTACTGTGTAACTTGGGAATTGACTTAATGTTCTAAGTTTGTGTGTAATTCCAATGAAACTTGATTTGAATAACCAATCTACGTAATTTTGTTCGTTCAACAGATAATTTATCATTATAAAAAATAAATTACCAAATTCTCCCTGAAGTGTATTGGTGAATATGGTGCTGTACACCGTGCCAATCATATTTCTTATTTCAATGTTTGGATTTTGATCATATCGATTGCTGTCAAAATCCTGATTACCAAAACCTAATCCGGTGTCTGCATAATTGGCTAGATTACTGTTAATTTGAATAGTACCCTCTTGAATTCCTATTACTTTGAGGGTGCCACCAACGTCAACTTCAACTAGTTGCCAGGTGTTGTTACCGGTGGCATTTTGAATATAGATAATTGTACCCGGCGTTGCATTTAATTTTATAGCATCTGCGGTAGTTCCAACACTGAAATCTGGTCTGGTGCTAGCACTATATCCTTGAGCATACCAATCAATGTAATACCAATAGAGGCTGGCTTTGTAGGACTGTACACGGGAAACTTGCCAGGTCTTTTCGTTAGTCAATTGGTATAAAACCCACAGCCCACTTTGTGTAGTGTCAAATCCAACCAGGACCAAATATCCTGGATCTAAATCAGTTGTGTCGATATAGTACAACTCTGCTTCAGTTTCTACTCTTAAATCATATTCGCCGGCTTTGAAATTTGGCTCCGGTTCAGCAGCATTTAATCCGCTGATATTAAATTGTTCTACTATGGGGTTGGCAGCAAATACCGAGTTTACGTATTGTATCAGTTCGTTCAGTGCCGCAAGTCTGTCAATAAACATGCTCTGTCTTGGTCTGATACTAATACCGTAACGATTCGCTGGACTTAGATTAGGGTCTGGCACCGGTGACCCGTGTCTGTCGATGCCGGACAAACTATCAACTAATTTGTTTACAATATTACTGGGAATAACTACATTTGGATTTCCCTTTTGTATTAGTTCGTATTCGCTGTGAATTAAATCTGTGTTAATAACCAATTGGTGATCCAAGTGCATGATTGTGTTATCTGCACTCAAATATTCAGCAATATTATAGAATGCCATAGCATTACTACGAATTAACGCAGCATAAGGTATTCCTTGATTTTTAGGATTTGCAATGAAATCGGCAATAGAATTGGTAGGTAATTTTCGAGTTTCGTTGTTTGGGTCAACAGTGGTTTTATTAGTAACCCAATAGTAATAAACAGTGGTGATTATTCCGGTTGCTGCATCAACTTGAGTTTGTTCAACATATGCGCTGTCATCTGGATAAAGAGGACTGCCATCATTAACGTTATCTACATATTGGCTTGGTAGATATATACTGCTGATCCATTCACAAATTTCTATGCTAGATCCGGCAAACAATTCTCCCCAATGTAGACTACGATAAATTAAAGTGTCTTGTTCATAGTCGATGTATCGAACTTTACTTAGATTCCACCAAACCTTGCCTAATTGAAAATCTCCCCAATACAGGTTCTGATTAATGTTCGCCGCTGGATTATTTCCTCGGTTGTAGACTGCTGGATCATATTCCGTTTTGAATGATATTTCCTGCTCAGCCGGACCAAGTATACGTCCTTTTGCTGGGTCAATAAACTGTAAATTTTCTTTGATTAAATTGGTTTGGCCGTCGTATAAGAATCCACGCGAAATGCTGTCGATATCAACTCTAGGTTCTTGATAACGAATCAACTTCCAACCTCGCGTGTTTGAAGGATTGCTAAACACGTAAATTGCGCCGTTGCCAGATGCTGTATCAGTAGTTAATGCTGATACAGTAACGTATCGATTTTCGATATCTATTGCATAACCAAATTGGTCACCAGAAACTAGATTATCTGGAATTAACTGCTGAGCAAAAGCATATCGTCCAGGATGTTCAACTTCGTTACGCGGGTCATCATACAATTCATAGATGTACACTGATCCGCTGCCAACTATGTCATCTGTAAATATTGTTGTATCATCATCAAAAACAGTGCCGTTAACGGTGCTATCAATATCAAAGTTGGTTAATTCTCTGGTTGTTCCCCGAGCACTACCAATTACCAACATATAAGCATTACTGGCTAATTTAACTTTATTACCAAAGTATTCCCCAGGCAACCCAAAAGGATTGATAATAATCTGCATAAATGCAAAAACAATAGTCCCCGCTTCACTAAGAATACCAGAACTTCCAATACTAGTGTTACCACTCAAAATACGCAACTGATCTTTGGCAACTTTCACATCTGAATCGATTTGGAGATATCCGTTTTGATTTGATGCTGTTACTCCTAAAATACCCGACTCGTTGATATCTTGAACAAAATTGTCTAGGTTAGTTGATTGAACATATACGTTGGGTGATAACCAAGAACCATTAATAGCAATATTTGCTCCTGTGACAAAAACATTACTATTTTGATATTTAGAAGTTTTGATTCTGTAAGTAACCGTAGCACTTTCCAATACCTGCACATTAGCACCGGTGCTTGGTTGTGTAATCCAATCTCCTGCATTGACATTTACTACGCCAGAAAGACTAAGGCTAACACGAACTTCAAAATTGTTAAGTCTGATTGTATCTATTGGTTTGAATGTTGGATTTTTAACATATCCGGTATCAGTACCGTATAAACGTCCACGGTTGTGGAATTTCCATACCGCTCCCGAATTATATTGGGTACCATTATCATAATAGGGTGCACCTATATATATGGCACAATTATTTGAACAGATTGTGAGACTAGTACCAAATGCCGCATTTGCCTGTATTGCTGCCAGGCCGCCTTCCAAACTATCAACACCGATAATTCTTTCTAATAAATTGAATTGATTAACTTCAACGTATATTACCTGTCCTATAGCAGGGGGATTTACAAAACGTACAGTATTTGTTCCAACAATCTGATAGTCGTCGACTTCTATCCCGTCGATGGTTACTTTATAAACATTAGAAATAGGATTTTCAGTTTGGTAATCTTGACCACCGGTTCCTGGTGCAGCGTCTGTTACGGTATTAAATGCTTCTATGACTCTGTCAAATACATACACTGCACCTGCACCAGGTTGCAGAACGCCATCAAGGTCTTGAACCGTATCCCCAGGTGCGCCCACTGCTAGTTGTGCACCATCGAAACTACTTGAAAGAGCATACCCGTATTGAGCCCAGGAATTTCCAGTTGGTATAGGTAATTTAGTTAGCAGAGAGTAATATGGTTGTTGTGTGATGGTTAAGGTAGTTTGTTGCAGATTGGCTGCAAAATTAACAGTTGATCCAGACAACGTATACTCAAGTCCTGGTATAAAAGTCTTTGTAGGATCACTGATTACAAGGCTATTGGCATCGTTATCTGTGGGAGTAAAGTTAAGAGTAACTGAACTAACTGCTGCATTACTTACATTTCCAATTGGGAACACACTGGTTACAGCAAGATTGCCCGAACTTAATATACTGATATTAGCAAGAATGGTTGTATTGCCTGATGTTACATTCCCATCGCTGCCAACTGTAGCAGTAACAAAATTAGTTAAACTATCTACAACAATTTCTCTATTAGATACCACCGATATTACACTTGTACGTGCACCAGTATTAGCCTGAATGATAACATCGGTTGGATTTACTGAAATATTTCCCGATAGATACAGCGTTGTCTTGTTTTTAATTGATACAGTTTGTTGTTGGAAAGGTATAAATCGTTTTAATCCATACGCATAAACTGTGTTATTTCCCGGAGCCCCTACATATAACCACTCACCGTCTCGATTAAATGTAAGGCTATATCCAAATTGATCTCCTGCAACATTACCTTGAAGAATCTGAGCAGGGACAAATATCTGAGAATTTATTGCCTTGTGGTATACATACACTAACCCATTGCCGCTAAAACTATTAGGAGCGCCGACAGCCATTCTAACAGTTTCTGCACCGTCGGTTGCAAGATCAACGGTATGTCCAAAAGATCTAACATTGGCATTTACTGCAGGCAATGCATACCCTTCTTTATAAAGTCCTTGAAAATCTTTTAACCATGTTGTGACCCGACCTACATTGCTGCTGTACCCGGGAGAACCTGCAACGATAATAAGCCCATCGCTGGACATCTTAACCGATGTACCAAATTGATCAATATTTGAATACTGGGTGGAATTTTTAATAATTTCTTGATCCAACGACCATGGATGTTGTTTTTCGTAAACCTTCCATGTACCGCTAGGTTGCGTTCCAAACGGTTGTCCTTGCACTTCCGTTGTTTCTGCATCATCGTCAATCCAAATCTTATCCCCAACTTTCCAACCATTGGGGGGATTTGTCAGACCGTAGACACGAGAGTCCTCCATATAACGGAAACGCATACTGTCTAAACGAAGCAAAATACCATCGCCGTCTTTGCTGATTAAATCAGTCACATCACCAGAATATTTCACTAATAATCTGTTTGAATCAACGATCTGAAAAACCTGATAGAACCCATCAAATTCTGTTATAAAGTCTTTGACTAAAAACACGTTGTTAATTTCTAATTCATGAGGAGTTTTAGTTGTAAATGTGATAAATCCATTAAGACTGTTGGTTACTTGAACAATATGATTATTAGTTTCGGTAACTCGATATACATTCCATTGTTGACTAAAATCTTTGGCTACCCAGATTAGGTATCCCGACCCCATGTCTGCAATTTTGCCATCTAAGTCTGAATAATTGGCTAAATCAAAAATTTGTGTGTCAACGTCATCAATGTTGACATAACCTGCAACAGGTATATCATTATCGTAATTACTGATAGATGTTCTGTTGAGAGCAACATTTGCACTGTATTCGCCGTAAGATTTATACAGTTGTCTAGAATTAAAAATATCTATTCCGTTGGCTAGATTAATATCTGCATCGTCTACAAATCTAGCCACGCTAGGATTAATACCAAAGGTTTTTTCGTCTAGAGGTATTTCAACAAACGGATTGCTTACTAGAGCACCGTACTCCCCTACACGAACTGCCCATTCTTCATACATGCTAATAGAACTAGTTAAATTATTAATATTCGCACTAGTGAATGCGTCAACTGCATTTTTACTGCCCTTTTGTGCAATATAGCCTTTGTAAAATTCAATTTGAGTAGTTTCAGTTAGCCCCAGGTCTGCCATATACTGGCGTTTTTTAAATCCGATCAGTGCATGACTGTATGCCACTTGATCCTTGTTTCTAATTTTTGCATAACTGTCATAGTATGATTGGCTTTCTACGGCTATGGTACTGAAGTTAGGCAATAGTCCTTTTTGAATTTGATCTGCTGATAGAATCTGCCAGTTTTGCCATTGGAAGTTTGGATTTGCAGGAGTGTCTTTTAAAGCCGTATAATATTGTTTTTTATACTGTACAAGATCTCCCTTAAGATAGTCTTGTCCCTGATTCCATTCATCCACTTGACCCGAGTTGTAGACAAACCCCGCGGGGCTTAGACTTCCGTCCCAATCGGCGGTGCGTTGTCCTATAACCTTAAGTCGGTATTGTCGATTACCAGATTCAGGTTGGTAGATCACATCATTAAAAACAGTTACATTGTCAAAAATTAACGTGTGTTCATACTGAACTAAATTAATTTCTACATATCCAATAACACTTGCTGCGTCATCAATAGTAAGTTTAAAATCTGATGGGGTTCTATAGACTGTGTACTTGTTGTTCTTGATGAGGTTAAAGTTTTGATCTAACACTCTGCTTCCGTACTGACTGTCTGAAATCCCTTGAGTTACAGCGCCAATTGAGATTGCATTTAGGGTATTTGATACTGGGCTTACAACCAGTATACTACCAGGCTTCCACCCCTGCTGAGACCAATAGAGAAACTCTCGAACACTTAATTTCCAATCTTTGACCTGATTCAGTTGTGGGTCAATATCGTCAAAGGTAAAACCCTGAGCAATTAGCCAGCGTTCGTAACTGACAAGGAAATCTGATACCTGCTGTTGAGTGTTAAATTCGTATCCATACGGTACATTGATTTTTAAATTTTGATAATCATTATAAACTGCAGCACTGCTGTTTAATACTGTAATTTTTGAAGAGTTATTGTTTACTACACTGGGTATTATGGTGAAGAAACTATTAAAAAGATCGTAACCTCGTACACTATAACCATTGGTTGTTTTTTCAATTATAACAGCACTATAGGTTATCTTATCAACAACTACAGGATTGTCATTTAAATAAATCTTATAGTTTTCGTTGGGTATTAGAATACTGTTGTTAGTGCTAGTTGGGCTAACTTGTTCTGCTAGAATTTCTAGATAATTTTGATCAGTAAAACCACTTACCTTGTAGGTTAGATTTACCTGAAAATTCTTTAATAGATTAATCAAATAATTTGATGGATTAATTCCCTGATTTATCAGATAATCAGCAACCCAATTTAGATAACCCGCTCCTCTGTATATGCTACCAGCATCAGTATTACCATTGAAATTTATAGCCGACTGTGTTAGGTGACCATTGGTACTGGTTAGAAGATACTGTTGTGAATCTGCTGTCTTAATAGGATTTAGACTAGTATAGGTATAATTATCAATTAAACTACCAAAGTATTCTGCTGGTCTAGCCAGAGCCAGAGCCTGCTGAACAGCAAACGGAAAATCACTACTAGTACGCCAGGCAAATTCCACAGGGCCCTGTTGACCCACGCTCCACGCACTGGCTGTTTTTTTACTGTTAAATACCTTGCAAAGTATTTGTGCAGGGGGAATTAAATTACCGTTTTCATCGACTGGAATATATTTGCTCAACCCAGGACGAGCATAGGTTAAGTCAACGCCCTGACGATAACCGTAACGAATATATCCGCTTTCCAAATCTTGCCATAGCAGTGAGTTGCCGCCGGTATAAGGTTCAGGACCATAAAATCCTTCCCACCAATCTGGTTTAGCAGAAAAACCCAGACATTCCCACGGTGTCAGATGAGGACGATATGTGTCATAAAAATATTGGTAGCAGGCGCGCCAACTTCCCGGCAGTAAAGAACCATCAACCTTGTCTTGACTTGAACTATAGTTCCACGTAAATGGATCGTTGGCTAGGAACGTTTCGTTTGTTGAATAATCTAATTTATTGTTTCCAACCCAATTTAAGAAACTTGTACTTACGATTTGATTAAACTCTAATAGAGAATAATCACCTTCTCTGAATCTTCCAGGAACCAATGAGAAAATATCAGAGAAGGTATTAGTTTCTGCTAGTTTAATGTTATTATAGATACGCTTTTCTAATTCAAGTAAAAATTCATCTCGGTAGTCATTAAATGTTGGAGTGATGCTGCCGTCGTGACCTCGAATAACATAAGTTGGAGTTCTATAGGTGTTATCATAGAATCTTTGGGGCACAAATGCAGGCCAAAGTCCAAGTTTACTGGGAGTTTCTGGTATAAAATTAGCATCAGTGTTGCTGTATTCAACTATCTTTAGTATGTCCCCAACTTCCAGTGATATCTTAAAATCAACACTTGGTGTTTCTCTATTAAATGTATAATCTTGGTCTTTTATAAGTTGTTGATCATTTAAATAAATTAATACTGCCTTGTTGCTCAATTGGCGATCGTTAAATATTTCAGTAATTTCATAGTTAGTTTTTAGTGGATCAAAAACTTCAAATCCGTCAATATTGCCAATTTGTCCAACAGTATTCTTTAAGGGACCATATGGTACCATGTCTGAATAATACCATGGGAAGGTTTTATTTTTAACTTGATTAATTTTGTTTAATATCAGATCTACACTGCTGATTGGATCATTAGCATTGATGCCTGGTAAACTCAGCGACAGTTCTAAAAATTTATTTTTGAATTTGGTATATTCTTGCTGTGCAAATCTAATAGAATTAATAAAGTTTGCTTGCTTGTCAATTAAAAATAAACTGGCATAAGGTACTGGGGCACTGTGTTGTAAAATAGTTCCCCCTTGTTGTTTGATATCAATATCACGCAGGTTACTCTGTGCTAGAATATTGCCTTCAACAATAGTACTATTTTGAGACAACGCCACTAAGTGGTTTCGAAGTTGTCCCAGAGTCAATGTTGTAATATCTATATTTTGAGCATTTAGATCTAGATTTTGTGGGATTTGGAAGAATCCCATTTTGCTGATTTCTGAACTGTATACCAATATATCAATTTGATCGTTGACAGTTAACTGAGAATTAATGGTAATTGTTTTGTTTGAAATAGACCACTCGGTGGGAGATAGATAATTAAAGTTTTGAAAAATCTTAAGATAAGGGATAGTTCTCTCACCGGTATTTGGAGTAACATCTATGGTAAAGACATTACTAGTACCGTCGTAAACAAAACTTATAAGTTGATACTGGTGACTGGGTTCAGCCACAGTCAACCACATGTTTTTTGGAACCAGCGTACTTGTATCTAAGAATTTTTGTAAATATCCTAGATCAATTTTTTGTGTAATTATACTATCCCCAACATCATTTAGATAAGAGAATGTATCGCTATTAAAGAAATTTTGGAAATTAATATCACCTTGGGTGGCAAAATTTTTATAACTTAAATAGAAGTTATAGACAGCAGCACCGGTAGAATCATAAATTGGAGCAACTGGTCCTCTCGACAACACAGGATCTGCAACACCGCTGGTAGCACGCAAATATCCAAATATTTGCGTTCCTTTGAATGTGCTGCGAGAATAGTTACTAAAACTCTTGTCAGTTTTATCAAAAACGTCAAATAATGGCGGTTGTTGAAGATATGATTTTTCTTGTCCTAGGTGCCATATGACTCCATCAAACCAAAAAACACCGCCTCTATAGAGACCAGATTTAATCACAATATTCTCGTTGGCCTTGACATCCCCGTCTGCAGCCAAAGAAAGTTCTATATAATATGGACCGGTTGGTTGTCCAAACGTATCGACATCATATTGAACTAACAATAGATCATAAACTTTATTTGCTACCAAAGGATCTTTGTCATGAGCAAATATTATTCTAAGACCGTCTGGATAAACAGGATTACCATCTGAATCAATAATTTCTACGCCGCAGATTGTAGTAAAGGTTTTTCCTTGGAATTCTTCAAAAGCATAATGAATTGTGGTATCTAAAATATCTATGGGTTTGAGTCCTTTGCGCCCATAATTAAACAGTTGATAATCGGCTTCAAATTGAACGATAGGACGTTGTGCTCTGGCGCCGTTGTCAAAGTTTGCCTGAGTACTGTTATAGGTTGCAGTTGCAGTTATTACATCAGCGTGGAACCAGCGATTGGTTCTAGACCAACCATTACGATCTTTACTGGCACGATTGATGGTAATATAATCTGGAAGATATTCACCAGGATAATTAGTAGCAATTTCGTCAAGGTATCTTTCTGGAGTTACTAACTCGTCAACTGGAACCAATTGAATTCCACCACCGATGTCGCCCACCTGTTCTACATAAAATTGTCGATTTTGATACTCAACTGGGGTAACATCATCCCCAAACTGTACTTTAAGACCCGAAGTAAACTCAACACCATTTGGGCTAGTGTAGTTTTGTTGTCCTATGATATCTGTTTCAACATCGATGCTCCACCCTACATACTCAACAATCTTAACAGGAGTATAGATGTCTCCTCTGATGCCATCTTGTATCCATAATTGATCTAAAGTTGCAGTAATCAATGGGGTTTGTTTGAAGAACCCATCATAGTCTTTGTAGTATTCTTTATTGGCATTTTCTATACCGTATTTGACATAGACTTTTTCGTCCGCGGCTACAGCCTGTTGATGAACTAGTCTAAGAAGTGGATCACCAAAAGACACATTTAAAACTTTACTGCCTATGGGGATAACTGTATAACTACCAGTAACTGACATCACTCCTGTTGCACTGGTTAATGCAAACTCGCTTCCACCAGCAGTGGCGCTGATGGTCATGGTATTTGGTCCTAGTATTTCTTTAACATAATAGGTAGTGCCAGCAACAATATCTCCTATAGCAGTGCCGGCAAAGACCACAGGCATGTCTACTTCAAATCCAACGGTCGAACTCACTGTTAAAATATTAGTACCGCTGGTTGTAGTTGATAATGAAGTTACTGCATCTGCTTGGCGAACAGTAAATTCTCTTCCATCCCAAGTGATAGTGGGTACCCAAACATAATCCTGTCCAACTTCTGCATCATACAAAAGACCGGTGTCAATCGAACGAACAACAGCGCCATTGTCTATAGTATCTACAGTTAAACGGGTTCCAGCAGTAAGATTGCCGGTTAATGTTTGATCCAACTTGACTTTTTGGCCAAGATCTACGTATACTATTTTCCATACACCAAATCTTTGAGACTCTGGTATGACTTCGCCAGCATTGTATCCGGGTATGATATCCCCGTCTTTATCGTAGACCACAGGATTAGTCCACGCAGTTTCACCGAGATTATTCCAAGCATCAGTTACAAGGAAAACAGTATATTTCCCGTTTAACTGCCCAGTAATGCCAGCATACTGTGGATATTTTGCAAGAAATTGACTTAGAGTTTTATTTGCAAGTTCACTATATGGTATAGGCGTAGCATAATCTACGTTAAACACCGTTGCCATATTTATAAAACGATCTTGTGCATTGTTTTGGGGAACACGGAAGGTAATGGTGCCTTGATCAGTTCCGTTGTTGGTTACTCCTAAAATCGAGCGAGAACTTATGGTAGGCGTAGCATTGATTGAACCGTCTGTGCCTATTTCAGTCTGGATCCAGAAGGGAGCGCCAGGTTGGTCTACTACAAATTCGTAAACACCGCCGCGTGCTAGAATAATACTATTATCTGTTACTCCGTTATTTTTAAAAATATATCGTCCGTTGGTAGTGTCTCTGGTTACTGTATAAGTAATTCTCAGATCCAATCCGCTGGTTGTTACTTCTACCGGATCTGGTCCATTAGGTAACCAGTAGTACTGACCAAAATTTATCAACTTGTCAAAACTTATTTTTGGATCAAAACTATAGTATTCTTGCTCAAACAGGCGACTGTGGTCTTTGATATTACCACCGTAATAGGCAATTTGATCTAAAAGGTCTTGGTAGTCAGCAAAAAAGGTTGTTTGTCTTTGGTCATTTTGAACCACTACACTAGGTTCAAGTTGATAATTCTGGCGAGTTTTGTTTTTTTCAATGACGTAACTATCACCCACAGTGAATGTTGGGGCAAACTTACGACCAATGTATCCATATAAAGTTTCTAAATTAGGATCAGTGGTCAATTGATCCATTGTGGCCGCTAGAAACTTTTTATTGGTGTCTGTTTGAAATATTGCAGGTAAAAAATTATATGTTTTTCTTGTCGCCATTCTAGTTACACTCTTTTATTATGATACAGTTAAACTACCAATTTGATTAATTTGTGCCGCAGTAATTGCAGAAATAATCTGCACGTTGTCTACGGTTGCTGCACTGGTAATGATTTCGTTAATATTGCAATTAACCTGCATTAAACTACCAAATACTTCAGACTCGTTAACTGGTACTATGATAATACTTGAAATATTTGGACTTAGTTGCACATGCAGATATGCTGCTAATTCACTGAAATAAAATGTTTCTCCAAAATCCCAATTGGCAATGTCAAAATATTGATTAATTGCAGCAATTACACTGGTTTTGACTTCGTTATCGCTGATAACCACGTTTGGGTTTTTAACTACTTTAAAAGTTGCCTGCAGTGTAGGATCAGCCTTAGAGCCAAATAATGGCTTAAATTTTGCTGGATTATATATGATGGTATCGCTGATGGCTTTGTAATTATCCAGTGTACTGTAGTCCGTTTGAAGTTGTTCTCCAGTGGGCAAAGTTGGCTCTGGTACTATTCCCGACGTATCTTGAACCCACACTAAGTAATCAGCGGTGTACTGTTCAGTCAGCATGTAGAGATCAATGATATTATTTGGACTTGGGTCAATTCGACGATTGTTTGGACTGTTGTGACGATATTGGAAATATAGATCTTGACGACCAATTTTAGCAATATAATTTGTGACTTTGGTTAAGGTATATTTTGAATTTACCACAGACAATTGGTAAAACTCATCAGTTGTGGTCAAATAAAACAATTGACCATTTGGAAATAGAGTTTTAGCCTGCTCAAGGTCACGAAGAGTGTCATAACTACTGTTGACTGCGGCGTTGTCCACAGGAACCTCTACCGTAAATTTATCGTATCCAGATGTAGATTTAAAATAAATGTATTTGTTTTTGGTATTAACGTTTGGTGCCACAAGAAGATCAAAAAGTTCTGGATTGTCAGGTATTCCGTCATTGTCTGAATCAGAGAACGTGATTTGTATCTTATTAATATTAACATACCCATCAACTTCTACAATGGCTTTGTTAATGTACCAAACATAGTCTAGGGCCAGTGGCTGACTGCTATCAGGAGTCGTATTGATTTTTAAAACTTTAATTTGATCATTGACAGTAAGACCAGTTTTGGCATCATAGATTTTAGTTAGATCTTCATAGTAGAAATTGGTTTCAAGTACACTGCCAAACACATAGTTTAATCCTCGGTAATAGACTGTATATGTCTTACCGATGGTTTGGAATGCAATAAACCAACTGCTGTCTTGTCCTTGACCGCTGGTATCTCCAGCATAGGTTAGGCTAAAATCAGAAGTTAAGTTTAAATTCTCAGGGGTGATTATTTTCCAACTGCCCGATGCTGAATCGTAACGTAATCCAAAATTAGCATAGGCCTGTATATAACTAATCATACTGTTGACTAAACTATTTGAAAGATCAACATTAAACACTGCAAAAACTTTATCCCCAATAATGGTCTGATTTGGTGGTAATATTTGATTGATAGTTACCGGACCTGACCCGTTGGCTAAATTACCCTGTCCGTTATTGGTACCATCTCCAACCACCAACTCTATGGCTGCATACACGTAATATTTGTCGCCGGGCTGATTTGGTGTTCCTGTTTTTACATAATTTCTGCTGTCAAAATAGTTTCCCGGGCCGGCACTAAAACGCACAATTGCACCCTGTTGAATATAACTGGCCGGCCCTGTCACTGCAGATCCTATCTGCAGAATTTTTCCATCAACATCAACAAAATAACCAGTGCAACCATTGGCTATAGTTGTGCTAGTATGCCAATAAACGTTTAACAGTTCAATCAAAGGATAGTCAGCATAAAAAAGTTGTTTTGTTTCAACTGCCTGTATGATAGGCACCACACGATCATAGATCACTCGGTAGATATTATTCAGGGTGTTATAATCAAAATTGAAAGAGTTAGAAAAACTATCTCTATACAATATGCCATCTTGCGAAAATATATTGGTGCTTGAATATTTTCCTGTAACATCAATGACATCTAGGTAACGGCTAATACCCGAACTGGTACGGTTAACTGCTTTGACTTTGATAATATTACTGAACAATGTATAGGGCAGAATGTTATAATCTTCCCCTGTGACCATTCGATTTTGGGTATAAAATTGTTGTGGTGCTTTGAGTTTTATATCGTCCAGACTTTCTCTCGTGCTGGCATTGGCTATGGTATACTGCAGACTAGCCGTAACAATAAGATTTTCTATTCGTCCGGCCTGACTAACATAAGGTATTGAAAATATCAATCCCTGCATTTCATCGGGGACAATTTTATATTGAAGACCATTTGAAGTTCTATAATAAAGTCGATAACGTCCCACTGGCATGTTTGCAAAAGCACCGTCACCAAAGACCAAATCAATTTGGTCCCCAGCACGAGTATGCACTTGATAGATGTTTCTATTTAGAGTATTGTTATAGACAACGTTGGTACTGGCCACTGCAGGTACCTGAGACCATAGAGTGTCTAGGTTCCCGTTGCTGTCAACACTATATAACCACAAATCTGAATTATTAATATTATTGGTATTGATGCTGTACACACGATTTGGAATGGATTCAGCAAAATCAAAATCTATAGACTGCAGTGTGCCTTGCTTAAAATAAAAGAAAAAGCCTGTGTTAGGGCTACCGTTGCCTAACCCATCGTTTTTGTATAAAAAGTTAAAAGGTGCGTTTAGATATGGATTGCTTTCATATATGTAGTTTTCATCCAACATCGTAGCACTTACTGCTTCAAATGACATCTGAGTACCCGATACCACCGACTGAAATGGCAGCACGGATATAGTATTGGGTATATAATTTATTTGATATTGCTCTGTTTGTATACCGTTGATAATTTTGCTAGCAGACGGCTTACCAATACCTTGATTGCTCTGCAGACACAGATTAAGCACTAGAGTAAACTGTTCTAACCAGTTGCTGTTTGCTGAATCGGCCCAATTTATTACTAGTCCGCTTAGATTGATACCGTTGCTATCAGAAACAGTTTCAGTAGTACTGACGCTGTCAAACTTTAAGAAGCCGCGGCTATTGATATTACGCTTTGGACTATAACTGATCAATCGAGCCAGTTTAAGAATACTGTCTCGGCGCTGTGCAGTGTCAATGAAGTTTTCGCGAGCATTTAGGTCTCCTCGGAAAGATAATGCTTGCCCCAAAAAGGCAATCATATCTATTAAAGCAACAAATTCGCTGCTTTCGATATAATCATTAAAATCTTCAGGATAATACAACTGAAGATAACTGATCATTGAGGCTCGAAGAGTTTCGTAGTCGTAACTTTGGAAGTCAGCGTTGCGGAAACTTTGATAAAGTTTAGTCCAATCCTCTGCGACTAGTAAACTTGTCTGTCTGGTAGTTGTGGCCATACTTTTTATTCCATTATTTTATATTTATCTAATGGATAAAGTACGTAGTTTATTGCACAGACAAATTGTTATTTTGCCCGTTAAAGTTTAGACGCATGGTACCTGATTGATTTGTAGGAACGTATCTCAGTTGTAGTTCAATGAGAATGCCCTGTTCGTATTCTGTGACCAGTACATTTTCAAAACTAACTCTAGGATCGTATTTGGCAATGGCTTTGATATCTTCTATTATGGCTGCTTTTAGGTCTTCAGTAAAGGGTTCAAAAAGAGCATTCCATATAATAGTGCCAAAGTTTGGGCGCATGAGTTTTTCGCCTTTACGAATGTTGAAATGATTAAGAATATCTTGTTTAATCAGATCAAAACCAGTAAGACGAAAGTTAGTGGTTCTATTTTGTGTGCTAAAACCGCGGTAAATGGTTGTCATAACTATATTTATCCTGCGTTTACTGCAGGTAATCGCGGCGCTAGGACGCTCACTGCGTAACTACCGCGTTGAAAATAAACATCGCCAGAGGTACCGTTGGCATCAGTTTTTCCTGACCCTTTTCTCCAGGAATTTGCGCCGCCTGCTCCTAGCAGATGGCCTACGGAAAGCATGCCTGCAACAGACTTATTGTCTAGGTCTTTGGTTATTGCACCGTTGGATACCATGGCTGTATAATTAGTTTTAGTGAATTCACACACTGCATTCTCTTGTTCAGATCCGTTAGACAACCATGCTTCCTTACTGTCTATTCCGTTCTTTCCAGTCCAACTGTTAGGATTGGCCAGCAGGGCTTTATGGCCGCTGGCTCCCAGTTTTGAATAACTGGTTACTAATCCCTCTTTGATATACTTTAGTTGTTGCAGTGCTTCGGCACCAAATTGATATTTTCCAATGTACCCAAATTGATTTTCTTTAGTATAGACGCCACCACTTTCACTTTTGCCTAACTGAGCATAGTATGCTGTCATTTCATCTGACGTTAGATTGCCAATTTGACAAGTACATGGTGGTTGATTTCGAAGATCTTTATCACCCGCTGGATTTGACACGCCCGATGTTGAAACCGAAGGTTGCTTAGTCTGATCTACCGAACTAGAAAAAGTAGGCGAAGGTTGTATTCCTGCACCAACGGGCGTTGAAGTTGCCGGTGTTTGACCGCGGTTGTAGGGCTCATGCGTTGGAGCTGCTGTTACTATAGAATTGATTTTTTTAGGTACACTTGTCCAACTTCCTCCGCTGAATTCAGTATCTGGTAAGTCTCTCGTTGGTATTACCTTGACTGGATCAACCGCATCAGTGCCCCCGCTGTTTTGTACTATAGATGCCCCTTCTAAGGCCAAAATTCCGCCGGCTTTGACTGAGATTTTAGCATCTGCTTGTATTCTGTACAGGCCTGTCTTAAATTCTGTGCCTTCATTGGCAGTGACTTTAAATTTGCCTAAAGTAAGAAATTCAATGGTTGGTGCTTCAAATTTCAATTGAGTATTTGATTTTATATTGATAGCACCCTTAGCATTGAGATTAAATCCAGAATCTGCATGCAGGTTAAATGTTCCTTTGGTTCGTAGATTTATTCCGCCTGATGAAAACATACTAATAACACCGTTTTTGTCAAGTTCGATCCAACTCTCGCCGTTGGCATGAGATATATAAACAGTCTGTTCAGTATCATGCATGAGAATTTGGTGGCCCTGGGCTGTGCGCAGTCTGATCAGTTGATCATTGCCCGTTACAGATCCGTCATCCATTACAAAAGTATGCCCGCCCTTGCGAGTGGCTACATATTGATATTTTGTATCTAACTTACCGGCCTGCAGATTGGTTAAAAAGGTGTTGTCATCTGCTGGGTCATTTTTAGGTCGTCCCGGAGTACTGATTCCAAAAACTTGGCTAGGGCTTTCTCTTTGACTGCTACTGCCTATGACTCCTCTGATTTGATCTCTATCTAATCCCTGATTCTGCAGAATTTTATACTGTACTTCGTGCAGCGGCTTAGGAAATGTATAGTAGTTAGGGTCAACGCCGGCCGATTTATTACCTTTAGTAGCGTATTCATTAAATTCAACTACGGGCAAAGGGGATCCTGGGCTAGTTCCTTGAGGCAAACTAGAAGAATCAACGTTGACGCTTGACCCAATAGCCGGGATCATCCAGTGGCTAAGATTTGGATTTACGCAGGCTAGCCAATATCCTCGCATAGGGTCGCCGGCTATGAAAATAACAATGACCTGTACTCCTATGTCCGGGGGTACCATCCACATGCCATAGGTATGGCTAACTACATCAAAATTATTGGCCGGACTAACTCCAGATTGCGTTTGATTTAATTGGCTGGTATATCCTTGATAAGGGCTAGCATAACTAACTGTGCGCCAATTGGTTGCATCAGCAGGGTCTCCCCCTAGATCTGGGATGAACACCTGTAGGCGGCCGCTACGGGTTGGATCTAGATTGTTCTTAACTATACCAATATAAGGATAGGGGTCAACTCGAGTAGCCGAGGCCTCTTCGCGCCTGGCGCTTTTAATAACTTTGGTTCCTATTCTATGATCTATAGGCATGTTACAAACCTAACCTTTCTCTTAGTTGTGCTCTTTGCTGTAGACTAGATTCCCATTCGCGGCGAGCCACCGCAGCCCTAGCATAATCTCCTTGATTCTCATAAATTGTCTGTAGTGTTCTCCACTTATCTGCAGAATCATTAACGATTTCAAGTTTTTTTGCTGGATCAGTAGTACTTAACTGTTTAGTTAAATTATCTTGCACATCAGAGATCAATTGATCTTCTTTGGATATCCCTGCAGAGGCTGCAGGTTCGTTGCTTGCATTAATGTCTTGTGTTGGTGCTGTATCTCGCACTGTTGCAAGTTCCTGCTGAGTCTGACTTTGTCCCACAGGCTGATTGTTGATCTCTGCCACCGGTTGATCTTGTCCCGGCTGTTGGGCCGCAGCGGTGTCTGCTTGTTGTGCTGTGCTAGGCGGTATACTATTTTCAGTAGCAGTATCAACTGTGGGAGCGGGCGGTTTTTGTAGTTGCCCCTGAGAGTCAACTGTTGCACCATCTTGAGGCCTGTTGTTATCTCCAGCAGGTTGGTAAGTTGTGTGATCATAAGCCACTTGTCTTGGTAGTCGAACCAAATCTAATTCTTGAGTGAAAATACCGTTGGAAAACTGATTAGCCACAGTGACCACCTGATATAGGCCACTGAATGTATTATATTCAGGATTGATTTCTTCAATCAGTCCAGTGCTTTCGTTGTAGTCTCTACCTGTATTAAATAGAATTTGTACGTAAACCCCGCCGTCATCCATTATTAAACTATTGTTTCCAGGAAGAAGCCTAGGGTCAACACTGGGCATGCGATTTAAAGTTTTTTGTTCCTTTTCAGTAGGCGGTCGAAAGTATATATCGTCCTGTTTGATAAAATCAGGATCTCCTAAAATCTTTAATTTTACATTTACCATGTCAGCGTAACTGCGAGTGAGTATGCTGTCGTTCAAATCTGCAGCCGCAACCTTTTTAGCAACTATCGAATCTCCAGTGGCTACCTGTGGACTGTTTTGCACGGTATATTTTATTACCGAAGGCATTACCGAATTTGGGTCTTGTACAACACTACCGTCATCACTACGTGGTCTTGCCCCTGCATAATTAGGGCTGTTTGTGTCTTCATAATTGTACAGTTTACCACCCGGTACCGAGTATACCGAGGTAAGATTATCTCTATATGCAGTATACTGCATATAATAAAGAACGTTAAATTTTAAGTCAAAGTCAATAATATCGTCGTTTTTTCCAGTAAAAATGTAGTTGTAGATTTTAACTGGATTTCTTTGAACGCCTTGTGGTCCAACTTCACTTCTGAGATTATATATTTTATAAGGTTTTACAGTGTAGGTTATTTCTCGAGAATATATGCCGCGGCGGCTGTCAAATTTAGTAATGCGAATTGTGGGTATTATTTTAAACCAATTTAAAGGTTTATCTTTGTATGTTTCTTTTTGTTGTTCATAATCACTGCTCTCTGGAACAGCCAATTGATCTAATATATAACTGCTGTTGCGTATAACATACTCTAAAAGTTTTTCTATGGTAGTGCCTCGATTTATTTGAAACACTGTTTTGTCTGGTTCATATATGCTACATTCTACCCCGGTGTCTGCTCGTCTCATTTTGATTTGATCATCTTGCATGGGAGTTTTTCTTGGGGAATTAGTATCTTGGCTAATAAATGTTGCTGCGCCAATGTCAAACTTTCCCTCTGGGTCTTTGATAAATTCAAATTTATAGGTATCATACCATTCAATTTTGTTTTTTATTTTTAATGCCTTATACCATGCATTTATAGCACTACCATAACTTCCGGCTCTAAAATAAGCCAGACCACCCGGACTATAAGTAGGATTAATAGTTTTCTCTGCTACACCGCTTTGTGTAACATTAAGTTTGCCACCAGAAAAGGTTTTTGGAATAACTTGTCTGTTTTTTTCTTCAGTTTCTCTGCGTTGCTGCTCGTTTTGGAAATCAAGAGCCTGTTGCAGTTCATCTCCCTGGGTCCCTTCGATACTTTGAAAAAATCCTCTAACGTCAGACGCTGCAATTTCAAAATTTGCCGGAGTTGACACGGTGGTTACATCATAAGCACTGTGACTGTATGGCACCGCAGTTATTTTATATTCAGAGCCCCGAGTACTGATATTAACATCTACAGTTACGAGTTTTATAGGTATGCGTTTTTTAAGTTCCTCAATTGATCCTACGATTGATCCGTCTTCCCCTATGGCAAAAAATTCAATTTGCAGAAGATAACTAATGTCTAGATAATTTTTAATACCTAGTTTGTCGCAGGCTTTTTGTAGATTTTGTATAAAAGTAAATCCATAGGGTTCAATGAGAGTAAAACTCATGTCGACTGCATTGGTATTTCTACTTAGATCATTGGGAGCAATTACCGTATTGAGATTAAAATCATCAAAATAAAAGTCATTTGCAAAAAATTCATTTCTAGGTAGAGTTTCGCTATATCGCCCGGCGCTGGCAACTAACACATGTTTAGGAGTATAATTCTGATTTAATACCAAATCATTGTATTCTGAAACTGTTACAAGGTCCAGGCTGAGTGCATAGATGTAACTTGGATATTGTTTTAATCTATTAGGTATTGGTTTTAATGGTACCGCCGATCCCTCGCCCACGTCGGCTACACGGTCTGCGCCAACGACTGTTACTGTCAATGGATCAGCACTGGTTGCAGATATATCATCACCCACCAGTGCCCCAACAACTTGAAATTGCCGTCCTAAACTAGTATCAACAGCATCACCGGGTGTCAAAGGTTTGGCAAGATTCGCTTTTTCTTGGTCGCTTAAAGGTTGTTCACTGGCAGTTACCGAATCGGCATTACTCGTAGAAACATTGGCCGCAGCGGCAGGATCGGCGGCTGAAGATGGACCACTGACTGTGGTAGCCTGGGCGGCGCTAATCTGTTGTTGTAGAGTTTCAACCTGTGATTTAGCATTTTGATATTGGGTATCAAGGGCACTGAATTCATTTCTATAAAAAGATCTGGCTGCATTGAAAGCATCTTGGGAGGCTTGATATAATTCTTGATTGTCTGGATTGGCACGTGATGCTGCCCGAGCACTTTCTGTGGCTGCGGTTAGTTGCTTGTAACGAGCATCTGCGGCCTCCCACTGCGACTGTAGGGCCAACAGAGTGGACTGCGCTTGAGTCAACTGCTGTTGAAGAGATGCTAAATCTGCCATATTTTATAGCCCTAATGCAGTGACTAAATTTTGTTTTTGCGGTACGTAGATAATTACGCCAGGTTCAAAATCAAACACAGGGTCTTGTATAACATTGGGGTTTCGAACACTAAACACCCACCAAAGTGTTGGATCCCCGTATAGGTCATAGGCCAATAGATCTGGTCTGTATTTGTATATGCTGTCAATTTGATAGGCTAGATCAGAAGAAGTTATGGGTATACTAGGAATGTTTGCTATATCAAGAAAAAAACCATAGATATTGGTCTTAGCATAGGGGCTGGTCTTACCGTAGTTCGCTGCCATTAGATAAATCCTCCCAGTCCCTTGTCTGGGTCTGCTAGCAGAGCACCCTCAGCAAAGTCATTGAGATTAAATCTTTCATGAATGTTTCTACGGCTATACATTGGACGCAGTGTAATAGAAACCGTGCTCAGAGCAGGCAATCTGGTAATCTGTTGAATTGTTTTGGTAATAGTATCCTGTGTTGGGCCACCAAAAAATGTGGTCTTACCTGTTTCAGCAGTTTGAATACTCCCGTTAACATTGGTCTGTGTTCTACTAAAGGATGTAGTCTGTCCGGGGTTGCCCGATGTAAAGGATGTCTGTGTTTGACTGGTCACTGGCACCGGCAAATAGTCAACATCATTAGGCAAATTATGACTAAAACTAGTGACCACGCATGGAATGTGTGGGAAGTAATGACTGCCGTAACCGTCTAAAAATACCAAAGGTGGAGGGTTACCAACATTGGCTCCCTGGCCAAAAAACATTTTTGTGACTGTTCTGAAAAAATAGATCACAGCCATTAAGTATTGACCGTCTGCAGCGCCTTGTACAGTAAAATCACCTGATATTTGAATGTCTGCTACTTCGGAATTGTTGTAAAAATGAGCAGGATAATTGCTGTGTGTTAACTGCGCTGTGGTATAGTGTGCATTATGTGTAACAGAAATACTAGGGGTATAAGGCCATATTACACCGTTGGTTTGCACCAATGGGCTTAATATTGCATCAACCGACATCAGCGGATCTTGATAAAACATCTTACAGTTAGGTGCTAGACTTACTCGGACACGCCAATCGTTGTCACCTGTAGCAGCCGCCTTGTCTGCAGCACCCGAAATTGAGATAGTGGGTGTGGTTTTGCCCTGGCCAAAAAACCCACCCGCAGGCATGCCACTGATTGCCATACGTGCATTTTTTGGGTCAAGCAAACTTACTGCAGATCCTCCAGAACCAGTTGGCGCTCCCACTGTTCTCCAATCAAACCCGCCCCCAGGATTATTTGCATCTGAGGTGTAGTTGTTAGGATTATAGGTCCCCTGACCAATCTTAGTGTAGTCAAATGAGGTGTCGTCAATAATAGGCATTTAGTCAAATTCCTCGTGTAAATATATTTATTGACGTTATAATAGTAGTATATTTAAAGGAATTTAAAATTAATGCGTAAAGTAAATTACCTTAACAACAAAGATATATTAAAGGAAATACACAAGAGCAAGTTAACCTACTGTAGTTTTAATGATTCCGCAGACAAGGACTATGACATAATTGTCAGCAGTATTGATAAAATCAATAAAAAGACCATAGTAGAAGGTCGCAAGTTACGTGCAGAGCGGCTAGCCAAAGAGCAACAAGAAATAGATTTACTCAATGGTGTCAAAAAGAAAATTGACGAGTACCTAGAACCTTTAAATAATCTTCCACAGACTGACGTAGTTTTTCGTGTCATGACCTGGGAGCACATTCCTATCGACGAAGCCAAGCAACGCAAAGCAGATGCAAAATTTTTAGAAGAATTAGAAGAAGAAACAATTGAAACTGAGTATGATGATCCTAGTCTTGAACTCAAGGCTCCAGCCAAGTACGTCAAGGTAAACTTCCCCCCGTTTCAGCACTACCGAGTTGACAGCGAAGGAACACCTGTTTTAGTAGGTAAAAGCCATTGGAAGGGTGGGTTGGAAAAAGGCAAGTTCTCGCGAGATCATGGTAACATGACTGCAAAGTTGGCTCATATGTTTATTAAACTGTGCGAACGCTATGCCACAAGATCTAACTGGCGCGGTTATACTTACAATGATGAAATGCGAAGTCAAGCACTGCTACAACTCAGTCAAATTGGTCTGCAGTTTGATGAAAGCAAAAGTCAAAATCCCTTTGCTTACTATACCGCTGCTATTACCAACAGTTTTACTCGTGTGTTAAACATCGAAAAACGTAATCAAAACATACGAGACGATATTTTAGAAATGAACAACTATACACCCAGTTACACACGCCAGGGAGAATGGGGTAGTGGCGGGTGGGGACCTGATGAGTAATATATTAGTTGTAGGAGACTCATTCAGCCACGTTAACGGATTTGACCGCCCAGAAGGAAAATTATGGTTTGATATTTTTTCAGACCGTCATAATATTACCAATCTCAGTTTGTACGGTCAAAGTAATTATAAGATTTTTTCTAAAACTACAAAAGCACTGTATCAAAATGAATTTGATTTGATTATCATACAATGGACTAGTCTATTTAGATTAACATTTAATTCTGGCCATTCAATTGACGACAACGAGGAAATCTGCACTTTTACCAGTGTTTGGAATCCGCAACTTAAAAAAATACATTCTGTTTGGTCTAGATACTTCATACACCCCAGGGTAGAAATTGTTGAATTTTTATTGCACATACTGGCTTTGTCAGATTTGCTGCAGGCCAAAAATATTCCATATATTTTTATCAAAACTTTTGAGAATTATTTTTCAGAACTACAAAAAGATACATGGACTTTGTGCAGTGATGACTTTCTAGACACAGTACTATTCAGACATCAATCGCAGGATTGGGAAATAGAAAAATTTTATACAGAACTGAAAGATCTGTATGACAAGGTTGAATCACTAACTGGTAAACATTGGCTCAACCTCAAAAGCGATCCGTGGTTTGATCAAATTTTTGATTACGCCGACGATGGCGGCCATCCAGGTATCAATACCTGTAAAAAATATGGCAACGATGTAGTTGATTTTGCCAAAACACTTAGAATTTTACTGTAAACCCTATAAAATATAGTATATGGCTACATTATTTAAAAAAGCAGCAGTCTGCACAGACATACATTTTGGATTAAAATCAAACAGTCAATTACATAACGATGACTGTCTAAATTTTATTCAATGGTTTATTAAAACAGCCAAGGAACAGGGTTGCGAAACTGCATTTTTTCTTGGTGATTGGCACAATAATCGAGCGTCCATAAATATTGTCACGCTGAATTACAGCCTTCGTGCCCTGGAGTTGCTGAATGCAAACTTTGATCGTGTTTATTTTATTCCTGGCAATCACGACCTTTATTATCGTGACAAGAGAGATATACAAAGCGTTGAGTGGGCTCGACATCTCCCCAATGTACAAATTGTTAATGATTGGTTCGTTGATGGCGATGTTGTTATTGCTCCTTGGCTCGTCGGCCATGATCATAAACGCATAGGCAAACTTGAGGGCAAATACTGCTTTGGGCACTTTGAACTACCGCATTTCTACATGAATGCCATGGTGGCCATGCCAGATACCGGAGAGATTGCTCGAGAAGACTTTATGGGCTTTGATCACGTGTTCAGTGGGCATTTTCATAAACGTCAAACCTATAAGAACATCACTTATATTGGCAATTGCTTCCCGCATAATTATGCAGACGCTGGAGACGACGAGCGTGGTATGATGATCTTAGAATGGGGTAAAGAGCCAGAATATCATGCTTGGTCAGACCAGCCCAAATATAGAGTGTATAATCTAAGTGATATTCTTAAGACTCCAGAATCACTGTTGCTGCCAGGCATGCACTGCCGTGTAAACATTGACATTGATATTACCTATGAAGAAGCCACCTTCATCAAAGAAACGTTTGTAGGCACTTACCAACTTAGAGAACTCACCCTGATTCCTGTTAAGAATGCAGACGTTGGCACTGACATTGCTCTAGGCAATGTAGCATTTGAAAGCATCGACACTATTGTCACTAACAATTTAACCAATATTGAAAGCGACCACTACGACAGTAAGTTATTGTTAGATATCTATAGGCATCTGTAATTCTAACCTGGCCAAGATACCACTGTGAAAGATACTTTAATTTACAATCCAACTTCTACTCTACCGTGGACTCAAATCACCGAGCATTTAAATTCAAAATATCAAATACTTGGAACGTTTGACCTGTCTGATTTTGATCACGACATGGAAAATTTGTATGTAGAATTATCTAAAGTTAAATTAACCAAATACTCTCCTACTCAAAAAATAGTTTTATATTACTATGAAACTGATTTTTATCTTAGCGGAAAAAGTTTTTTACTATACAATCTACAACAGATATTATGCAAATTGGATATACCCCAGTTTGCAGTTATCATGCTGTCTGCACATTATGGTATCGACCGCGAGGTGCATACCTTAGCAAAACAAATATGCAACGATTCTACAAAAATGAATATATGGACTAGCAGTTATGTGCAAGTTCTAGCCAACCCTTCTGCTCCGTTAAATAATAATTCTAACGTAGATACAATTAAATATCCGTTTATCTGTCTAAACGGAACACAAAGAACACATCGTCTAATGTTTCTATGTCTACTTGATTATTTGAATCTGGTAGAACAAGGTATTGTCACATGGTATTTTTCTTCTAATAATATTAAAAACAATAGAATTCAACGACAAAAGAATAGTTTAAACTATGACAGTGGCTGCTTGTTTTTAACTACAGTACCGCATTCAAGAATAAACGATCATGTTACATGGTCAAATGCACTGCATGAAGTTTTTCAGAGTCATGCCTTAAAATTTAAAGGTACGTCTAGATCGCACCCTGAGGTTTCACCGTACTCAATTGACTGCACTGTTGAGGAACACTTTGCTAAATCTTTTTTATATGTAATCACAGAAACTGTTTACGATTATCCTAATAGGTTGTTAACAGAAAAAATATTTAAAGGATTTATTAATCGGCGGCCGTTTATTGTTGTCGGTACGCCCCATACTTTAAAACAATTACGAGATTTAGGTTTTAAAACCTTTGATAGCATCATTGACGAAAGTTATGACGACATTTTTGATCCAAGTGATAGACTAATGGCTTTAGGTAAAATAGTTAAAGATATTACTAGTAAGCCAATTGAAGTACTTAAAGAAATGTGCTATAGTATAGAAGACATCTTAGAGTATAATCACAATTACTATCATGATAATTTTTGCAAAGTTGATTTAATTAGAAAATTAAAAAGCCTTTAAAATATGTTTAGAATAAAACATCTTACAGTAAAAAACTTTATGAGTGTGGGTAATACCACACAGGCAGTAAACTTTGACCGCAAGGATCTTACCTTGGTATTAGGTGAAAATATTGACCTAGGTGGTGATGACACTGGCGCTAGAAACGGCACGGGCAAAACTACTATCATCAATGCCCTGAGTTACGCTCTCTATGGCCAAGCATTAACTAACATTCGCAAGGACAATTTAGTTAACAAGACTAACAGCAAAGGCATGTTGGTAACCATTGACTTTGAGGTCAATGGTGTTGACTATAGAATTGAACGCGGGCGTAAACCTAATGTGCTAAAGTTTTTCATAGGTGATGCTGAACAAGAAAGCAAGGACGACAACAGTCAAGGCGACAGTCGCGAAACGCAGGCAGAAATAGAACGCCTGCTGCAGATGTCACATGACATGTTCAAACATATTGTAGCCTTAAACACCTATACAGAACCTTTTCTTGCACTAAAGAGCAACGACCAACGCACTATCATTGAACAGTTGTTGGGCATTACTTTGCTCAGTGAAAAGGCAGAAGCACTCAAAGAACAACAGAAAGCCACTCGCGATGCTATACAAGCAGAAGAGTTTAATATCAAAGCCATTCAAGATGCCAACAGGCGTATTGAAGAGCAAATAGAAAGTCTCAAACGTCGGCAAACCCTGTGGCAGAACAAACACAAGGAAGACATAGAAAAACTGCAGACAGCCCTAGATGAGTTACTAAAGATTAACATCGATGCAGAAATACGTGCACACAAGGATCTATCTGCGTGGAATCAAAAACGCAAGGACATTGATGATCTCAACCGTGTGATTCAACGTGCAGAACAGGATCAGTCACGCGAAGAACGTACTATCGATAAACTTAACAAAGAAATTGAAGATCTTAAGAATCATAAGTGTTACGCTTGTGGCCAAGATCTACACGATGCTAAACATGAAGAAGTGTTGGCCGCTAAAGAAGCCGCATTAAAGGACGCTAGTCTGCAATACCTTAGCACACAGACTCAGTGGTTAGAACTTACCGATGCTTTAAAATCTTTAGGAGACCCGGATCCTCAACCTAAGGTATTCTACGACAAGGAAGAAGATGCCATACATCATCGATCAACTGTGGCAAATTTACAACAACAGTTGACTAATAAGGGCATTGAAGCAGACCCCTATGCTGAACAGATTGAGGAAATGACTCACACCGCCCTAGCAGAGATTGATTATACCGCAATGAATGATTTGGTCAGAGTCAAAGACCATCAGGAGTTTTTGTATAAGTTACTGACCAACAAGGATTCTTATATCCGCAAGCGTATTATTGATCAGAACCTAAGTTATCTTAACGCTAGACTTGGTCACTATCTTGACAAGATAGGTTTGCCACACACGGTAAACTTTGTCAACGACCTTAGCGTTAACATTACAGAACTTGGGCGCGAACTAGACTTTGACAACCTCAGCAGAGGCGAACGCAACAGACTAATTCTAAGTTTATCATGGGCATTCCGTGATGTTTGGGAAAGCCTATATCAACCCATTAATTTGTTGTTTATTGATGAATTGGTAGACAGTGGTATGGATGCTAGCGGTGTTGAAAACTCACTGGCCATACTCAAACGCATGAGTCGCGATACTCACAAGAGCATCTGGTTAGTTTCACATCGTGATGAACTAGGAGGTCGCGTAAATAATGTCTTAACTGTAGTAAAAGAAAATGGTTTTACCACGTACAATACTGATGTGGATATATCATGAATATAGCAATCACTGGTCACACAAGAGGTGTGGGCAAATTCATATACGAACACTTTAAACCCAAAGCAAATGTAATTGGTTTGTCTAGAAGTAACGGCTACGATATTAATGACACTTCTGATATTTTAGATGCAGTTAAAAATTCTGATGTTTTTATCAACAATGCCTACAGTGGATACCAGCAAGTATTTCTATTAGAAGAATTATATCAACGTTGGAAGGATCTAGATAAAATTATAATCAGTATTGGTAGTGTGATTACTGATTATCCTAGGATTGAGGAAGAACTAGATAATGACCCGTGGCCATATAGAGATCACAAACTTGCTTTACAGAAAAAATTTAGGCAGTTAGTTTGGACTCCTAGTAGATGTCATTTAGTGTTGATTAATTTGGGAGCAACCGACACTGATCTTATCAAACATTTAAATTGTACTAAATTAACTGCCAAAGACATAATATACACAGTTGAACTGGCATTTAATAAAATAATTAAAGAAATCACAGTTTATGCAAAATAAGTACGGCTTTCAATTTTATCACTGGCACTTAGAACCCAGTAGTCGGTGCACTCTGCGTTGTCCTCGATGTCCGCGAGAAGAAATGCAAAAAGATATCCCGTGGCTTAACAAAGACCTAACATTAGAATTGTTTAAAAAAGTTTTTGACGAAAACATGTTAAAAAATCGCGTTAAGCGTATCACCATGTGCGGTGATGTTGGTGATCCTATATATTGTCATGACTACTTAGATATTTGTGCGTATATTAAAGAAATGAATCCTAAGATTCACATATACACCATTACAAATGGTAGTTATAAGAAAAAAGAATGGTGGGAACGTTTTGGTAATATACTCAACGAAAATGACACTGTAGCATTTAGTATAGATGGATATGATGATGCAAGTAACAATTTGTATCGAGTCAATAGTAATTGGAATAGTATAATGTTAGGTATGTCAACGTTGACTCAGATAAAACGAGCACATATCACTTGGGCCGTTATTGTTTTTGCTTTTAATCAAGATAAATTAAAAGAAATAGAACTTATGGCAAAAACTCTTGGGTGTGACACTTTACAAATAACGAAAAGTATTAAATTTGGTAGCAGATTTAGTGTTTACAACACTGATAATTCTATAGACAATTTAGAGCCTAGAAAAGAATTTGTAAGTCAGAGTGGTAGATACGAAAGATATAGTATACAGTTAAGTGATCGAGTTTTAGATAATAACGAGTATATGAATACAAATAAAATTAACTGGATTAATACTGTTGAAACTTACAAAAATGATTATATAATTCCATTGTGTTTAATAGGCAATCGAGGTATGTACCTCAACGCCGATGGACAAATTTATCCGTGCAGTTGGGTTGCGGCACCGCACCGCGGAAGACAAAGTCCCTTGACAGGGAAAATATTAAAATTAGAAAATAGTTTATTTAGGAAATACGAACATCTTTTTAATGTTAATTATAGAACGTTTGAAGAAATCATTAATGATCCAATTTGGGAAAAATTATTTAAAAGTTGGCACAGCAAAGATCATGCCTTTATTGAGTGCGAAGAAAAATGCAACAATTGCGCTGTTCAGGATGAAAAATATAGCGTAGGGTATCTTACAAATTAAATAATACATAACTTTCTAAGGAGAAAATCAGTATGTCAACAACACATGAACAAATTCAAGCAGCATTTGAATCATACCTAGCAGAAAACGAAAAGTTTGAAGGCAAGGGCGTTAAGGCCGCGGCCGCACGTGCTCGCGGAGCATTGGGCGATCTTGGCAAGTTAGTCAAGGCTCGACGCGCAGAGATTCAAGAAAAGAAAAACGCAATGACAGGTAAGTAATGCCTAGCCCGCAGAAAGCCAAAGGATCGTCATGGGAGCGCGATGTAGCACGATACCTCACTGAACTTTATGGTGAGACATTTATTCGTGCTCCTGGTTCTGGTGCTTACGTAGGCGGGTCAAACAATCAACGAAAACAATTTTTACACGAAGGGCAAATACGTTCATTCAAAGGAGACATTGTTCCGGGACAGAGTTTTCCAGGGTTGAACGCAGAGTGTAAGAGTTATGCAGATTTTCCATTTCATCAACTATTTCAAGGCACAGTTAACAAACTAGAAGAATGGATTACACAGTGTATGGACGCAGCCGACGACGGTGACTTCAACATACTGTTTATGAAATTCAACCGCAAAGGTAAATACGTAGCAGTTCAGGCACAGCCCAATCATACTCAATTACTCTTTACTAGGCACTTCAATTATGGGTCACGCAATCATGGGCACTGGTTCATCATGGATATGGACCTTTTCTTTGAATTAAATTCCACCGTAGTACAAGAACTTTGCAGTAAACAATTAGCCGCAACTGCAGCCTGAGGCTGTATCCAGAGGTGATGGCGCTCGCGTAATGGCCGCGTCGGGAACGTAGGGACTAGACCCTACACTGGATGGCATCAGACGAACATTAGGTGTAAAAACCAAATGATTGGGCTCTGCTACATTGCAACCCAAAAGCAAAATACAGTTCGCAGACCAGAACTGTTGCGCTACCGTCAGAAGAATCTGGAGTAGGGGGTACCGGCTGACCGCCTCCGTTGTCTGTAATACAAGTACTAATTCTTTGGAAATTGTACTTGTAATACGTACAAATCTCCTATGGTCTGTGTGATGCCAAACTCGGATGATGTATGGTAGTTACAGTTCTCCCGGAAACGGGTGAATTGTGACTGAAATCTGGATGATATCAGAAAGACAAAAGAAAAAGGTTTGTGAGCGCAAGCGAAACAAACAGATGTTCGAAGAACATCTTTAAAAGAATGGTAATTTAGATTTCTTAGTTGTTTCTATATTGTCAGCAATTATTTTTGAAATGATATTTCTTTCAACTGTGCTTAAAAATACGGCTTCCTCATAGGTAAGTCCACCGCGCATATACCAGCACATTTTAAGGGTTTCTTCTTTTAAGGCTCTTACTTCTCTATCCAACTTATCTAGCAGTTGGATAATTTCACCCTGATCTAACGTTAAGAGCCTTGTGCGAAAAAATTTGAGTAATCAAATTCTATTGTAGTCTTGTACTGTTGTCCGCAATTGGTACATTCGGTATCATAGGGTTTAACTCCTGCAGTACTGGCTACCATGGCCATGTGTTCCTGAATTTCTCTGATCAATGCAGATTCAGCATTGGCATAGAATTCTTTGATAAAGTCAACGTCGGTAACAAAATTCCCCTCCGAGGTTAGCACAAATTCAGTGCTGTTGGCCAACGAGACAAAATTCAAATCAATCATTTCTTCAGTTAGTTGTCTAATATTAATTTCGCGCTCTTCTGCGGAAATATCTGTTTTGGTTAGATTTTCTAATATTTTTTCTTCTTTGAATCTTATGTTGTTTACTCGATTGACTGCAAAGTAATTCTGCGGCTTTAACTTTATTTTCAGCCCCTTGTATTCGATTAGATCATCATAATTGGGCATGCTGATATTATCCAATATGCCGGTTAACTCCAGAGTGTGGTCGTTGGTGGTACTACATGCTGGGCATTTGCTATTGATATCCATGTCATTTCCATAACTGGCAATTCTAATGGCAACGAGACAGGCATCTACATCAATACTGGGCATTTTCCACGGATCCAGGATATTAGGTATACAACTTTGTATAACAGAAACTACCCCGCTACCGTTCATCAGCGCATCGGGGGTGCGCAGTGTAATTTCATCGCGAGTAGTCATGGGAAATACGGGTAATTCACCGGTGGCCGGTAATTCTATAGATCCTTCTTCCCAATACTTGCCTTGACTGGGTAGTTTGAGATATATTGCTGGTTGACGAAAATGCTTGCTTAAGGGGTTGGTCTGATTCATAGATTTAGTTCCGATAAATATATAGTCGATACATAATTATTTATTGGCCAAAAAGTGAGCATTTAATAAATGGATGAAGCCCAACTTAAAGAATTTTTAGAAATACTGATCAATACCATGCAACGCATGGGGTCATCAGTTGAGGGTGTTTCTAAGAAATTTGACGATATTGCAGATCCGGTCGAGCGCCAGCGTAAGATCGTAGAAGCATTCAATGAATCCTTTGATAAACTCAATAGAGACATAAAGAAAGGTCGAAAAAGTTGGATAGAACTTGGTCCGGTGGTCAAAGACCTTACGGAAAAAATAGAAGACCTAGAAGAAGAAATAGAAAAAGCCACTGATTTTGAAGAACAGCAGCGTCTCACAGAACAAAAAAATCTCTTAGAAACACAGAAAAATCACATGGCTGTCAGAGCCGGGCTTGCGGTATTGGGCAAGTCTTTTATGCAGACTGGGTTGGCCATTGGGGACGTAGTAATAAAAGGCCTGCTGCGCAGTAGCCAAGATCTAATATCAGGCCTGCAGAACAACACCAGCGGCATAGGTATCGCAGGTACTCTGTTAACAGATGCACTAGATACTGGTCAAGGTGCGGTCAGCGCATTTTCTCAAGGTGCTAATGCAGTTGGCACAGGGCTTATGTTCCTTGGCAGGAGGTTTGTACCCCTAGGAATTGCTACACAAGTTGCTACAGGTGCACTGGATTATTTTAGTCAGGTGGCCACAGAAGCAGCCAAATTTGGTATATCTGTACTGACCAAAGAAGTAGAAAAAACAGTAGCGGCTTTTCACACAGCTACTGGTGCTGGTGCACTGTTTGCACGCGGCATGGATGATGTTAGATTCTATGCCAGACGTGCTGGATTAACCACAGATCAGTTTGCTGAAGTACTTAAAAATAACAGCGGTTTGCTGGCAGAATCGGGCTATACAGTCACTGATGCTACTAAAATCTTAGGTAATGTAACCAGTCGTTTTGCAGTGCAGACAGGCAAGTCCGGCCAGACACTACAGCGCGAGATGATGAATCTAGGCATTGGAGTACAGGAGCAAGCAGAACTTACTGCTCAAGTAGTGGCCAGTCTTAAGAGAACCGGTCAAGGAACAGCCTCAACCAATGCTGCAGTAGCAGCGGCCACAGTTGAGATGGCCAAAAATATGAAAACTGTGGCTGGCATACTAGGCGACGAGGCTAAATCTCGTATGGATGCGGCTAAGAAGCAAGCAGAGCAGTATGCATTTCAAACTAAGATCAACGAAATGGCCAAACGTTTGGGAGATCCAACACTACCTAAAAGAGTTGAAATGGCTTTGGGGATGATGGATTCGCACACCAGAAGACTTGCCATACAGTATGTGGCTGCAGAAGGCGCTATGACGGACATACCTGGTCTAATAATTGGCGGTGGGCAAGCGGCTAAGATATTTGGCGACAATCTACAAGCGGGAAATACCAACCTAGAATCACTCACACAAGGTGTTGCACAAATGGGTGATAGAATGCAGTCTGGTATAGATCCCATGCTAACCCAATTGAGTAGAGCAGCAATACTAATTGGTAGCCATGCAGACATGAATGAAGCAGCCACTGAAGCCTATCAAAACAGTTTTATGGTTAACACACAAAATGTACAAAAGGCAATTGGTCAGGCCGAAGCAGCGACTGCAGCCCAAGGCAAACTGCACGACAGCGTTATGGATGCTGAATCTGCGGCTCAGGCCATGAGAGTCGCCCTGCAAGATCATCTTGGACCATTCATAGTGAAGTTTGCTCAGGTTGGAAATGCTTTATTGGATCAACTTAAGGCTCGTATTGATAAAGATTTGGCCACGGCCTTGGGCGGAACTACAGCACCCGGTGGCGGACACACAACCAAAGAAAACGTAAAACATGTTTTTGAAAAAGCCGTTGGGATGGGCGTAACGGGTGCAGGTCTGGGTGCTATGGCCCTGGGCAGTGCTGGTACATTGGCACTACCTGTAGTTGGCACAGTTGGGGGTGGTCTTGCAGGTGGTATTTTAGGAGGCATATCCGGAATAGCCGGTGGTGCAATATCAGGAATTTATGATATCTATTCTGGAAAATATGCAGAAGGGGGTATTGCAACAGGCCCGGTTAGTGGTTATGCCGCGCAGTTACATGGTACTGAGGCTGTGGTTCCCTTGCCAGATGGTAGAAGCATACCGGTGGAAATGAAGGAAACCAAAGTGTCTGCTGATCTAGTACAACAGGTATCACAGATCAAAACAGACAACGGAAAGCAAGAAAAGATGATGCAAGATTTGATTGAAGAAGTTAAACAGGGGAACTCAAATACTCAAAACAGTCTAAGAGACCTTATTCGAGTAATGAAGACCAACAACAACCTAACCTCGGGAATATTAAACCACAGTTATTAGCCGATAAATACTGCATCTGTGAGAAAAATCTATGGCCTGGAAAAAATATTTTAAAACTGCTAATACCAGTGGAATGCTAAGTCCGATAAACGGTGCTAGAGATACTCTGCCTGATGCAGGATATCGTAACTTTGCTAGCCAATTACCGGAAGTCTACATTGGACACCCAAACCGCACTGAACGCTATAACCAGTACGAACAAATGGACATGGATTCTGAAGTCAATGCTGCGCTGGATATCATAGCAGAATTCTGTACACAACCAAACATAGAAAATGGCACAGGTTTTGATCTATTCTTTAAAGAAGATCCCACCGACAACGAAGTTAAAATTCTCAAAGATCAACTGCAGCAATGGGTTACATTAAATGATTTAAACAAGCGACTGTTTAAACTATTCCGCAACACTATCAAGTACGGTGATCAGGTATTTCTGCGTGATCCAGAAAACTTCAAACTCTACTGGTGTGAGATGTTTAAGATTGTTAAGGTTATTGTTAACGAAAGCGAAGGTAAAAAGCCTGAGCAATATGTTATCAAAGACCTAAACATTAACTTTCAAAACCTCACTGCTACAGCACTGAGTTCTTCTGACACCTTTATCAATCATCCCCAAGTTGGTGGACCTAGCGGCGCTTATGTACAGCCGCAGACACCATATAGCGGCGGTACAAGATTCAGTCACGCTAAAAATGAAGCAGTTATAGATGCAGAACATGTAGTGCACATTAGTCTAACAGAAGGATTAGACTTAAACTGGCCATTTGGTACCAGTGTGCTGGAAAGTATTTTTAAGATCTTCAAACAAAAAGAACTGTTGGAAGACGCTATTATTATCTATCGTATACAACGTGCTCCGGAACGTAGAATTTTTAAGATTGATGTAGGCAACATGCCTACACACATGGCCATGGCCTATGTTGATCGAGTAAAAAACGAAATACACCAACGTCGCATTCCAACACAGACCGGTGGCGGCCAAAACATGATGGATGCTACTTACAATCCTCTGGCTACAAATGAAGATTACTTCTTCCCTGTGACTGCTGATGGTCGCGGTAGTAGTGTTGAGGTATTCCCCGGCGGCCAGAATCTAGGTGAAATCACAGATCTACGATACTTTACTAACAAGATGTTCCGCGGTCTGCGCATCCCTAGCAGTTACCTGCCCACCGGCGACGATGACAGCGAGCGCACATATTCAGATGGTAAGACTACTACAGCACTGATTCAAGAATGGCGTTTTAATCAATACTGTATACGATTACAAACACTAGTAGCAGAAAAACTAGACACTGAATTTAAGATGTTTATGCGTTGGCGCGGTATTAATATCGACAACGCTCTGTTTGAATTGCGCTTTAACGAGCCGCAAAACTTTGCCAAATATCGTCAGGCTGAAGTTGATTCTGTGCGGATCAATACCTTTATTCAACTTGAACAAATTCCCTATTTGAGCAAACGCTTTCTACTTGAACGCTACTTAGATCTCAGTGAAGAAGAAATGCAGCGCAATGATGAACTGTGGGCGCAAGAAAATGGCAGCGTTGCTGATACGGAAATTCCTGATGCTGGACTTCGTGCGGTTGGCGTGACCAACGCAGGTCTACAACAGGATCTAGAAACTCTGGCACCCCCAGAAACAGCAGTACCTGTGGAACCTGGTACAGTACCTGGAGCAGGGCCTGAACAGGCTGGAGCACCTGCTAGTCAACCCGCAACTCCTGTAGCCCCAGGTTTATAAAAAAATAATAAATATTGGTATGAACCTAATTGAATTTTTTGAACCCATGCCAGCAGGCTATCAAACTGAGAAAGACGACAACACGGCCGTCAAACTCAGAGACCTCCGCAAGACTAAACTTACTCTTAAGCAGTTAAATCGTCTGCGTATCATGAATGATATACGTAGATTAGAGCATGAAAAGAAAATAGAAGCAGTACAAAATCAATATAAACCAGCGCAACAACCTCCAATGGGCCTATAATTATATCTCATTTTGACTCAAAAACAGCGCATTTAACCCCATAATTTTATTAAATTTGTAAATAATATTACAAGTATACAATTACCAATTTGGTAGATCAATTACACACCCCAACAAATATATTAAGGAGTTCATATGAACAACAAGTACGAACAGTTAGTTGAATACATCATCAATGATGAAACTGACAAGGCTCGTGAACTTTTCCACAAAATCGTTGTTGAAAAGTCGCGCGATATCTACGAAAGCCTAGTGTCAGAAGAAGATCTTGATGAAACTATGGGCGGCAACGAAGTTGAAAGCCTAGTTGATGAAGTTAGTTGTGACGAAGAAGGTCTTTCGGAAGAAGACGAAGAAATGGAATTTGATTCTGAAATGGATTCAGACGAAGACATGGGCGATGACCATCATGATGATGTTGGTGGCGATGAAGAATTAGAAGACCGTGTTATGGATCTAGAGTCAGCACTTGATGAACTCAAAGCCGAGTTTGATGCACTGATGGCTGACGAAGCAGGTGAAGATCACGGTGAAGAAGAATTTGGTGGCGAAGAAGAATTTGGTGGCGAAGAAGAAGGTGCCCCTGAAGAATTCTTTGAAGCAGAAGAAGATGACGAGGAAGATGACGAGGAAGAAGATCTTGAAGAATCTATCGTTCGTGAATATGTAGAAAAGGTTGCTACACCAAGTAATACTGAAGGTGCTGCAGTTGGTTCAGGTAAGTCAGTTTCGATTAACAAGAAGCCAACTGTTGCTGGTCCTAACGATATGGGCGGAACTGCAGTTGACGTAACCAAAGGCGGAGCACATAACGAAGACGGATCGCGTCCTGCCAAGCACCCAACACCAAAGGGCGATCTAGTTAGCAATCCACAAAACAAGCCCGGTGCTAATGCTGGTAAGACTGCATTTAAGACCAAAGAACCAATGCAAGGTGGTAATGAAGGTAAGTTAGCAGGCGCAGATGGTTCACGTCCTATCAATGACAAGGCAGTTATTTCAAAGACACCTCGTTAATTAGGAATCGACAATGGCTTATTTAAAAGAAAACTTAACCTTTGACAATGCTAGAATTGAAGTTCTGATGGAAGACCATGACGGCAAAGGTAAGAATCTTTACATGAAGGGTATATTCATTCAGGGTGGCGTCAAAAACCACAATGAACGGGTATACCCTGTTCATGAAATAGAAAGGGCCGTTAGTCAAATTAACGAACAAATCAAAGGTGGTTATAGTGTATTAGGTGAAGTAGACCACCCAGATGATTTAAAAATTAACCTAGACCGTGTAAGTCATATGATAACTGACATGTGGATGGACGGTCCTAATGGCTTTGGAAAACTAAAGATTCTACCAACTCCGATGGGTCAGTTAGTGCAAACTATGTTGGAGAGTGGAGTAAAACTTGGCGTATCAAGTCGCGGTAGCGGAAACGTTAACGAGTCTGATGGCAAAGTTAGTGACTTTGAAATAGTCACAGTTGATGTAGTTGCGCAACCTAGTGCACCCAATGCATATCCTCATGCTGTTTACGAAAGCCTGATGAATATGAAAGGTGGTCACAAGGTATTCGAGATGGCTCGCGAAGCCGGCGCAGATCAAAAGGTACAGAAGTATCTGAAAGAGGCTGTAACAAGCCTTATCAAAGAGTTGAAATTAAAATAGGAGATCACAATGTTAGACGCTATCAAACCATTGTTAGATAGTGGCATCATTAATGAAGATACTCGGTCGGCTATTTCAGAGGCTTGGGAACGTCAAATTAATGAGGCTCGCGAAACAATTCGTGCAGAATTGCGCGAAGAATTTGCGACACGCTACGAACATGACAAGAGTGTAATGGTTGAAGCTCTAGACAAAATGGTTACTGAAAGTCTCACCGCTGAACTCAAAGAGTTCGCCGAAGAGAAACAGGCTCTTGCAGAAGACCGTGTTAAGTTTAAGCGTCACATGGTTGAAAGTGCAGGCAAGTTTAACGACTTTATGGTTACTAAACTTGCTGAGGAAATCAAGGAACTACGCGAAGATAAGAAAATGCATAGTGATGCCATTGGCAAACTAGAACAATTCGTTATCAAAGCACTAGCCGAAGAAATCCAAGAGTTTGACCAAGATAAGCGTGCAGTTGTTGAAACCAAAGTTAAACTAGTTGCAGAAGCCAAGACAAAGTTAGCAGAACTTCAGCAACAGTTTATCAAACGTTCAGCACGCCTAGTCAAGGAAGCAGTAGCACAAAACCTAGGGTCAGAATTAGCCCAACTAAAAGAAGACATTCAAACTGCTCGCGAGAACATGTTTGGTCGTCGTCTATTTGAAGCATTTGCTAGTGAATTTGCAGTAACACATCTCAATGAGAATCGTGAAGTTGCTAAATTACGTGTGGCTTTGGAAAAGAAAGAAATAGAACTTGCTGAAAGCCGCAATGCAATTGCTGAAAAAGAAGCACTAGTTGAGTCTAAGAACCGTGAAGTTAAGGTAATCACAGAATCCATTGCTCGTAAGGAGAAAATGGCTGAATTACTGAAACCTCTAAACAAGGAAAAGGCAGACATTATGTCTAGCCTATTAGAAAGTGTGCAAACTGATCGTCTTCAGAATGCATACGAAAAGTATCTACCAGCAGTTCTAAACAACTCGGTAAAGCCCAAGGCTGACAAGGCTGTGCTTGCAGAGTCACGTGTAGAAGTAACTGGTGATAAGGCTGCTAAGACAGACGTTGAAATGCCCGACAATGTCGTGGACATCAAACGTTTAGCAGGGCTAAAGTAGTAACTTTTAAAAGGAAGAAATAGAAATGACAAACCAACTATTAGAAGGCCGTTGGAACGAGACCAAAGACGCCCTGTTAGAAGGTCTACAAGGTTCTCGTCGTACATCAATGGCTGTTATATTAGAAAACACCCGTAAGCACTTGATGGAAACCGCTACCAGTGGTGCAACAGCAGTAGGTAACGTTGCTACACTAAACCGCGTGATCCTGCCAGTGATTCGTCGTGTTATGCCCACAGTTATCGCTAACGAAATCGTTGGCGTTCAACCAATGACTGGTCCAGTTGCTCAAATCCACACGTTACGTGTTCGCTATGCTGATCAAGTTACAGCAACCAGCGGAGACAGTACAGTTGGTGGTGATGAAGCACTAAGCCCATTCAAGATTGCAACTGCATATTCTGGTACCACTGCTGGTAAGGCTGCTTCAACAAGCACCCTAGAAGGTACACCAGGTAACAGAATCAACGTGCAAATCCTGAAGCAAGTTGTTGAAGCCAAGACACGTAAGTTAAGTGCTCGTTGGACATTTGAAGCAGCACAGGACGCACAGGCCATGCACGGTCTTGATGTTGAAGCAGAAATTATGGCTGCTCTAGCACAAGAAATCACCGTTGAAATTGACCAAGAAATCCTGGCTAGCCTCTATGCTCTAGCAGGCAACACCTACAACTTCAACCAAGCCACAGTTTCAGGCACTGCAACATTCGTTGGTGACGAACACGCTGCTCTAGCAGTTCTAATCAACCGTGCTGCTAACCTGATTGCACAACGCACACGTCGTGGTGCTGCTAACTGGGCAGTTGTATCACCAGAAGTACTAACAGTACTGCAAAGTGCTACAACTTCAGCATTTGCTCGTTCAACAGAAGGCACATTCGAAGCCCCAACCAACACCAAGTTTGTTGGTACCCTAAACTCAGCAATGAAGGTTTATGTAAACTCATATGCTGGTACAGGTACTTCGGTACTAGTTGGTTACAAGGGTTCTTCAGAAGCAGACGCTGCTGCGTTCTACTGCCCATATGTACCCCTAATGAGTAGTGGTGTTGTACTGGATCCGAATACATTCGAACCAGTAGTTGGCTTCATGACACGTTACGGATATGCAGAACTAACCAACACTGCATCATCGCTAGGTAACGCTGCTGACTACCTCGAAACAATCGGTGTTTCAAACCTGTCGTTCCAATAATTTGTTTATTGGTGTTGACTACAAAAAACCCGCGCAAGCGGGTTTTTTGTTGACTATAAGATAAATATTATTGTTCGCTTTCATAATGAAAGTTTATGCGGTCCCCGCCGCGTAGAGCCTAGAACGCTACCATATAAGGAGACAAAACAAATGGGACGCCCAATTAAACTAACAGAATCATCAACCGTTGACATAGGTTATGCCAGCGGGATAGGTGGTACAATTGGTGAGCCATACTCATCTACTGGTGTATATACTATCGACTTCCAATATGCTGATGCATCCGGTAACGATGTGCTACATGGCTATGCATATAAACAAGTAGGTAAAAATAGATTTTATGTTGGTAACAGTGCAGCCATTGGTACTAGTCTAACTTTGGTAACTTTGGCAAATAATGATTTAGCGAATCTGGCTGCAAATACGGCCAGTATTCTTTGCTATAACACCAGCAATGTGGCTTTTTATGCAAAACGTATAACTAGTCATCACGTGTGGGACTGGAATGATAACAGGTATGCCTATGACATTAGACAGGTAGCCAACCCAACCTACGCTAACGTAGCAACATACTAAGGAGAATATCATGGGACGTCCCGTAGAAAAAAAATATTTTAGAGGTGACACTGGCGAAGGCGGTGAAGGCGTTGCAAGTTTAACCGTAACTAATCAAGGAAACAACTATTCGCAAGGTACTACAATTAGTATCGCTGCAAGCCCAATTGGTGGTGATACAGCAACCGGTACTATTACAATTTGGACACCACAAACAAGTACTAATTTGTCCATTAATCGAACAACACAAACAGTAACCAATGCGGGTACTGGGTATCTAACTGCTCCGGCAGTTAGTATTGTTAAACCGTCAAATGTAACAGTTACAGCAACAGCATTCAGCGGTAATCTAGCAGGTAATATCCTAACTGTTACAGACACAACTGGTTTGTATGTTGGTATGCATAGCACAGGTGGTAATTTAGCACAAACTGCGCACATTTTAACAATTTGGTCCGCAAACGGCAACGTTGAAATGAGTCGCGGCGTTACAAGTACATTTAGTGCTGCATATCCAATTACATTTGGTGATGTGGGACGTAACGGTGCGATTACGGCAACGCTCATTAATCCAAGTGTAAGCGCAAACACCATTGCGGCCAATGCATGGACAACTAGCGCCAGTATAGGTCTAGTGTCTGATATTAACAAACAAGAAAGCAGTCGTCAATACTATGTAGTTAACTCAGCAGATACTAATGGTCGTGTTCGTTTAGTTCCTCCCGGTACAAATGGTGTTAACAGCCCAACGGTTGCGGCTGTTACATCTGCCGGTGGTCCTACACAAGCAGGCGAAATGACCATCAACGCTACCGATAGTGCAGGTGGTACATATTGGGTAGTTAAACTTGAAGGCCGCACCGCATGTATTGTAAGTGGCGGAACAGGAACTCCTGGTACACAATTTGATGATTATAGTCACGTTGTTTGGACTTTAGATAGCCCAACGGTTAACGTTAGCGTTCAGTTAGACAATAACGATTAATTGTTAACCAACCAAAAATAGCGGCTCAGGCCGCTATTTTTTTATCTACAGCCAAGTTGATAAATAATGTAAATTGGATAGAATAAATGCCTAGTGTTAAGAAATTTAATGGTAATCTAGTAATACAAACACCTTTCTCAATTGGTGTTGCTAGTAATATTACTTTAGATACAGATTATGTTTATGTAACAGGTAACCTTACGGTTCAAGGTAATACTACCACAGTTACATCAAATAACTTAGTTATAACTGACAATGTTATTGTACTTAACAAAGGCGAAACCGGAGGCGGAGTAACCAAGGGCAATGCTGGGATATTAATTGATCGTGGTAGTCAGATCGCTTCTCAGTTGCAATGGAATGAAAATCTCAAAACTTGGCAAGCATCAGGTAATAGTGCAGTATTTGCTAATGTTTTAACTTCTACGTTGGGTAATATTGGATTAACCAGCGTATTTGATGACAAAGCACCAGTTTTGGGTGGAAATTTAAATGTCAGTAATTTTATTTTGTATGCTAACATTGGTTCAAATATTGCAATTAACGGTAACGTGACAATAACAAATACCGTAAGCAGTGATACTACTAAACTGTATGTATCAGCACCGGGTGTTGGCGGAGTAGGTATATTTACAATCAATTCTCAGGTTGCTGATGAAGAATTAATTACAAAGAAACGAGCAATTGGTTTCTCACTTTATTTATAGGAATTATTATGCCAATATCAAACGCTACACTAACACTGGGAATTTCTAATGTATTCGTTAGTCCGCTCTCTACGGTAGTTGGTACTATGTACTTTTGTAACTATGGCGCAGCTGCTGCTAATCTAAATGTGTGGCTACTGTCGTCGGGAAACAGTGTTGCTTCAACTAGTACATTGATCTATAGAGAAGTGCAAATTGCCGCTGCTGATACATTTGTAATCGACAGAGAAAAACTTGTTCTAAATCCCGGAGATCAAATTCAAGCCAATGCCGGCGGTTCGGTTACGGCTACTATAAACTATACACCCGTTTAGGAAATCTAAATATGGGACGAATGTTAAAAAATCAAGTATTCAGTGGCGCAGCATATGCATTAGGTGTTCCGCGTGGAACCAGTAGTGTTGGTCCGGCAAATCCTGTCAATGGTCAAACAAGATTTAACACTACCACTAATCGTTTAGAGTTTTATGCTAATATAGCCGGATCCCCTAGTTGGAACGCTGTGGCTAGAGAAGGCAATGTAGTAATTTCTCGCGATAATTTTACAGGAAATGGCGTGCAAACGCAGTTCTGGCCTTTGAGTACTATTTTTGCGTCTGGCGACGAGAACAAGGTTTTGGTGCATGCTGGTACAGTGTACCAAATTCCTGTGACAAATTATACTTTTGATGGATCGGGGAATATTATATTCAGTAGCCCTCCTAGTAACGGCGCAGCAATTACTATTGTCAGCGGATTTGCTAGCACGGTATCTACCCAAGCCTAATTATCCAGATAAATAGTGTAAAGGTTGGATAATTACTAATGGCAATCAGTCGCGTCCCTGGATATTCACTACTAGCAAATCTTGACCGTCAGGGCACGGACCTTTACATCACCTCTTCCGGCCAAATTCTACAATACTGGGATGTAGTTAATTATCGTGTGGGCATCAATAACTCTAGTCCACAATATGAATTAGATGTATCTGGCAACATCATTACCAGCAACGGGCACATCTATACTGGCGCTAATTTATCATATAACATTGGCACCATTTCAAACTGGTGGGGAACTGTATATGCTGCTAACATACAATCAACTGCCCTAACAGGCACACTCCTAACTAATTCTCAACCTAATATTACCAGCGTTGGTACAATTTCTAATTTATCGACTACAGGTAACACCTATTTAACAGGTAATACCACAGCCAACGGCAATCTTACGGTCACTAACAATCTTTCTGCTGTCAATATATCGGCTGTTAGTATAACAGGAAATCTTACTGGTAATCTATCAGGCTACGTATTACAAGGTGATCAACCATATATTTCTAACCTAAGCAATATTACGGTTTCTAATATCACTGTCACCGGCGGAAATTTAAATTTTGCCGGCAATGTTTCCTTTACAGTTTTAAATAGTCAACAGATTTTCCATAATGGAAATCTAGTTTTAGACACTGGTTCTAATATTTCAGTTAGTGGAGATGTATTTGGATTTGGTAGTAATGCCAATATAAATGTTTCATTACCAACAACCGGAGTTCAAGCAGGCACCTATCAAGCACCTTTGATAACTGTGGACGCTAAAGGTAGAGTGACCTTTGCTGCAAACGCTGGTATTAGCCAAGTTGGTAACTTATTTTTTAGTAATACTACTATATCAAGTGACCAAGATATAACATTATTAACCAATACAAACGGTAACATTTATCTAAACGCAGGTAATGTAGGAATAGTGCGAGTAATTGGCAGTGATGCATTTGGATTGCCGGCAGGTGATGACAGCACTAGGCCTCCTAATCCGTCAACAGGTTATCTTCGATTTAGCACAACCAGACAAGGTATAGAATATTGGGACGGAACTGGATGGGCTAGCCCCGGTCAGGCTACAATTAGCAGTCAAATTATAAGCCCAGATGGTGCGGCCAATACCTTTGCCTTAAGTTCAAACACCACAGTCAGCGGCGTTCTAGTTAGCATCAACGGTACAATACAAAGACCTGTATATTCATACGATATCATCAATAATAACCAAATTCAATTTACTGAAACTCCGTTGACCACGGATATTGTTGAAATTAGGTTTATGGCCCCAACTGCGGTGACCATTGGTGCTCTGTCATTTGGCGGTACTACTGCAGTTACACTTGATGCAGCCAATGTAAATGTAATGGGTAATATAATACCCACCGCAAACGTGACCTATAGTTTAGGCAGTGCAGACAAACAATGGAAAGATTTGTGGGTCAGTAACAACACTATCTACATTGGAGGCACCGCAGTCACAGTAGTAGACGGTAAGTTAAACGTTGGAGGTAATGAAATTACTCCTAACTTAGCCGCCTATAGCGGGGATATATCGGCAAATAATGTTGTGGCTAATTCGTTTACTACGGTTGGCACAGTGGGCACTGGAAATATTGCAGGGGTATACACTCTTTCAGCAATAAACGGAATCTTTAGTGGAAATGTGATCACCGGTGGTATACTCACAGACAACTACTACTATGCCAATGGAACTCCGGTAAGTTTTGGTGGAAGCAGTTACAGCAATGTCCAAGTGGCCACATACTTGCCAACTTACTCGGGTAATGTTGCCAATGTCAGACTTGGCGTAAGTGGGATATTAACATTCCCAGATGGCACAACACAAATCACAGCAGCCGTCGGTGGTGGATCAAGTTACGGCAACGCTAACGTAGCCGCATATCTACCAACATACACTGGAACGGTTGGAGCCAGTCTGGTTAACTCAAGTGGTAATATTCTAGGTAGAACTCTTAATATTAATCAGATAACAGCAACCGGAATATTCAGCACAACCGCGTTAATCAACACTTCGGCTAACCTACTGGTTGGCGGCACCGCTACATTATTTGGTAACACTTCGCATGGTAGGGTAGGAGCATCGACAGGCGCATACCACAACTTTATTGGTAATATTACCCAATCTACCTCGGGCGGTGATGTCTATTTCAATACCACTGGTAATATTCTCTGTGGAGGTAATATCACCGCAGCCAATATCACTACAACAGGTAATGTGTTATCTGCAAATGTCATCACTGGTAATATTGTTAGTGCTACGGTTGTCAGTACAGCAAACACGACTATCTTTGGTAATCTGCGTGTGTACAGTGGTCAGCAGGCTTTTGGTGGGTCAGGTAATATACAATTAATTGGTTCAGGCGGAACTGCTTTCCTAAACTTGGGCATTACACCGGGTCCTGGTAGTCCCATAATAGAAATGCAAAACTCTGGGGTTACTATTCCTGCCATGCGTTTTAGTGCATCGTCAAGTGGCGGCTCAAACATCACTTTACACAGTTCAGGAATTGTTGCTGGTGCCTATACCTATACAAATCTTATTGATTCCGGCAGTGGAGCAGATATACTATTAGCCACAAGAAACCTAGTGGTTTCAGGTACTGGCGCATCACCGGCATCAGTTACCATGAATATAAACGGCACAATGACCGCAAACGTTGCTAACATTGGTGTTTCGGCAAACATTGGCAATCTTGGAGCCAACACACTTTCAGTTAGCGGCAATGTATCACTTTTTGGTAATACTAGATTTGGCACAGCAGGGGTTGTATCGGGCGCATACCATAACTTCGTAGGCAATATCAACCAGTACACATCAGGTGGCAATGTTTACTTTAATACCACCGGTAATATCATAGCCGCTGACGGTACATTTAATACTTTAACTACTGTATCACGTATCTCATATTCAGCCACCGGTGGGAATCTGGTAGGAAAAAATGGTGAGCATTTGCTTTATGATACTAGTGGTGCAGTTATACTACGATCCACATCTGGAAACATTGTTCTGGAGCCTAGTTCAGCAGTTACTCGTATAGTAGGCAGTGTAAATACTACAAGTAACTTAACTGTTGGGGGAAGTGTAGATATCAGCCAAGGGGTAACCTTAATTGGTACCACCACAGAAGAAATTACTTCTAATGCATCAGTGTCAGGCACCTATACTATTAACTACAACGGCGGAGTGTCTGGCAATGCTGTTCACTATTGGAATGCCATAACCAGTAATGTTACGGTGAACATAACCAATATGAACACTGCTAACAATCTAAGCACTACGTTTAGTATTTTAATTAATCAAGGTGCCACACCATATGTGGCCAATGTACTACAAGTTGGAGGAGTTGCCCAGACAATCAAGTGGTTGGGGGCAACCACAGGCACAGGTACGGCTAACAACGTTAATGTGCAAAGTTTTACTCTACTACGCTATGCGGGTAGTTGGATAGTGTTGAGTAGCATCACACCCTACGGATGATACTATGCCAACACTGTCTAATCTAGGGTCTCAGGTACTTAACATCACAAGAGTTGCTGCGGATTATCTTCGCAGATTTGGTGGCGGCGCTGTTGCTACTCTGACGGTTGAATATCTTGTCGTTGCTGGCGGTGGTGGCGGGGGTGGCGGTAACTCTAGTTTTA